TCCTTACTTCAGCAACTCAGCCGGGTTCCGACCGCCGCTTACTTCAGCAACTCAGCCGGGTTCCGATTTTTGGATCAAAAAGAATTTCACAAAAAGATTACACCACTGAAAAATAGTGTGATACATTAATGGCTCACCTATTCATTGCATATACGGAGTTTTTTATGTCCTCATCCAAAGTCAAACCAATCGTCATCAACCCTGAAAAGAATGTGCCTGTGCCCAAGTCCAAACGTGCAACGGTGGGTTACTCTTTCTCAGCCGAGGTGTCGGCCCTGGAAATCGGAGAATGCTGCAGCCGCGTGAAGCGCATTCAAGCTGACATGACGTTCGATGAGTTCCGTGAGTTGAACAGTGAAATGCGCAATGCGTTCCGCAACAACCTCGCACACGCTCTCAAAACAGCAAAGCAAAACCTCGGCCATGAATACACCATGGAAATCACCAACGCCATGACCACACCCGGCTATGTGTACTTGGTTGCAATCGTTACACGAATCGGCTAACACTTAAAAATAGTTGTTGCGATTGGCGAATTCTCAGTTATAATTCCACAAACGGTTCCCCAACAAACCATCAAAAGTTACTCTGAATCGCAGGGATTTTTCTGGACGTTGAGGGGTTTTCTACAGAGTCAACCACCCTATTTTTAAGCGAGACACCTTATGACAACAAACCTTATCTTGGTTCCGGCACAAGCTGAAGCTGTTTACAACGCAATGCAAGCGTTGATCTTTGTTGGTGGGAAACTGGATGTGAAGTTACCCAACCGTCCCGGTAACAAATCCCTGCGCGTACTCGAACGCACAGACGGCCAAATAGTTGTGACGATCACAGGTAGTTTCCGTGTAAACGATGAGCACGAATCACACTTTGACCAAGCGGCTTTTGCACGCGCTTACAACATCGGCCCAAGCAGCGTTGCGCCTGCAAAAGTAACTCCGTGGCAAGAGCGGTATGACCCTGAAGGTTTTAAGCGTGGCGCACCCCGGACAAAAGAAGACGCAATGGCTTTTGAAATTGCAGAACTGCGCGAGGCTTTGAAAGTTTCGCAGGAAATTTTCTAGACGTTTGGCCCCTTCAAAGAAAGCGAGACACCCTATGACAACAAACCTTATCTTGACCCCGGCACAAGCTCAAGCTGCATACATTGCGGGCAGTGCTCTCAAATCGGTACATGCAACTATCGACATCATTTTTGCGATCAACGGAAAAAACCAGTTTTTCTCTTTGTGGGAAACCACCGCAGGCCACGTCAAAGTCGCCACGGGCGCATTCAAAGAGCAATACGATAGCTGGCAAGCCTTTGGTGAAACCTACAGCGTGCCACAGGTGAAGCCACGCTTTGACCTGGACAAACTGGTCAACGAGGCCAAAGAACGCCTTGCTGTTCAGCTTGACCATGCTGTTGCGATTGAATCGCTCAACATCAAGTACGAGTTTGCTGTTGCAAAAGAGTTACTCAACTTTCTCTTTCCTGAGCAAAACGCTTTTGAACGACTCTTGGCGTCCCGTGTATGGCCTGGTTATCACTCTGCTTGGAATTGGAAACAAGAGAACCCGTTTCAAAGCGGTGACCAGTTGTTAACTCCCGAGGCTTTTTGGGAGCGTTTAGAAAAAAAAGTCCGTCCAATCCGCGCTTAACTTACCAATAAAACCATCATGAAAAACCCTGTACTCAACCAAGAGCAAGCCGAGTTTCTGTTTGAACATTTCTCAAATATCCTTGCTGCCGCTGACAAACCCGTCAAGGTCACCGTGAAAACCGATACATGGTTTGCCGTGATCTTTGAAGACAAGACGATCTATGCGTCGGGTGACTGCGCCCACGAGCGCCATGACTCATTGGAAGCGTTTGCCGACTTCTACGCAAAGCACTTCGAGCTGACATCAATTCAACCCGGATTCAACCTCGACCGATTGGTCAATGAAGCCAAAGCCCGCTTGGAAAAGCAACTCCAAGACTCGGTTGATGAGGCCTTGAGCCGCGTGCGTTTTGGCTTCATCGTGGGTGAGCAAAATTTAAAGTTGCAAAATCTGATTGCGCAGTGTGACCCTGAAAATGAGACTGAGTATCAAACTCTTTTGCGGTTGCGAATTAAAGCCAAACAGACAGGTGACAAAGCTTTGGCTCTTGCACTCAAGCTCAAAATGAACGAGGTCTATTTTGGCAAGTTCCCCCACCATGACCCCCGGCTATACGGGCACTTGGACCCTAGCTTGTATGGTCACCCGGTCTTGGATTACGGCGTGACGACTGAAAAACGAGTGCGCCGTGAAGCAGTCGATGACATCAACCGAGTCTTGGCCCGCCGTGAAGCAATCGACCTGTACGGCTTCATGTTCAACCCGAAAACAGAAACCATTGCCAAAGAGTTGACCCCGTGGCACAAGCGTGCTTTGAACTGGATCACCCGGCCATTTCAAAAGTAACTCTGCAGCAAATTTTCTCTACGTTTACCCCTTCACAGAAAGCCTTGACACCCTATGAAACTCTTTCAAAAACTTTTCTCTTGCCTGACCACTCCTACCGCTGCACAAAACGCCGTGATCGAGTTGGCTAATGCCGAGCGTGACCTGTTGGAATCGCAAACCGGCCGGGAGTTTGCCGACGCCATGGTCAAGTACAACGAAGCCCGCATTGCCCGTTTGAAGCGCTACACACAAGACGTGGCAAAAGCTGAAGTTGCACCGTTCCCACCGATTGCCGAAAAGCCCACCCACGGCATTTTCCACGTCATGTATCAAACCGGTGATGCCGACGCGCCCGAGGTCATCAAAGACAGCAATGGTGAAGTGATTTTGAATCTGTGCAAGGTGTGCGGACAAGCTGAGTCCGAGTTGGGTGAGTCGTGCCCTGGAAAGCGGGTGCGCAATGGAAACAGCTAAAGCCCCGAGCACTCCACCAAGTGACCCGTTTGTCTTGCCGGTGAAATCCCGTGAGCATTTGTCACGGAAGCGAATCGACCGCATTGTCTACCTTTGCCGAGAAGACGGCAAAGACACAACCTATGACATTGTGAACACCGCAATCGAGTTCTTTCTACACGGTAGCGGAAACAACCCTGCCCGAGTCGAACGCCTCAAAGCGTTAGAAGACATCGCAGCTATGGCAACCGTAGGAGCCACTTACCCCGAGCTTATGCAGTACCTGCAGTCTGAAATAGAAAAAGCCGAGGATGTTGAGGCTTACGAAAAGTGTCCGTACTGCGGCATCCGTTGTGTAGCGCCATGTGATAGCCCGCCGCCCGGACCTTGCGAACAAGCCTGCAACGTCATGTACGGCGCTGACCCAACCAAACCACGTAAATCAACCGGAGAATAAACCATGAACTTTTGGCCCTTCAACATCGCAGCAAAACGCCGTGCAGCCGAGCAAGCCGCTAAAGAACTCAAGGCAGAGCGTGAACGCGCCTACCGCGACTATCTTGCCCGCACCCCTACCAAGGCACGCACGATCCCGCCAGCAACCCGGCCAACGCCTGTCAACCGCACCGCAGTGCCCACAACAAGCCGCGATGACACCACGGACATCAGTAACCCGCTACACCCCTTCAATCCGCTCAATCCGATTAGCCCGGTGAGCGTGTGGGCTTCGAGCAATCATAGTGAGCCAACTAAACAGAGTTGCGACCCTAGCCCGAGCTATGAATCGAGTAGCTGCGACACAGGCTCACCTAGCTCCTATGACTGAAAGCCTGTCATGAACTTTCGTGAGCACTTTGAAGCGTGGCATCTTAAAAAGTACGGCTATGTGTCACAAGGCAAGGGCACAGCGCTTAACTACACCTACAGCGGAGCCTCTATGCAGGCCCGGTGGGAAGCGTGGCAGGCCTGTGCGTCATGGTGCTCATCCCAAACACTGTAGGAGAAACCCTGTGCCAAACCCTGTTGTACTTGCGGCCCTTCGGACATTGGAAGCCTCAAGATTTACTCTGTTTAAAGCCGAGCACTTCGGCAAGGTGGTGTACCTGAGTGATGAAAACGGGTGCATTTTCAAACTGGCAACGTATCAAGGCAAGACTTACTTTATCAAGACCATGCCCGAGGTCATTGAGTCACCCTTGGACTTTGTGTGGGGCATCATTTTGAAGCTCATCCGGGTCGCTGTGATAGGTACTTTGATCCTACACGCAGCTCTGTACTTGGGTGGTTATTACGGCAACTTTTTTGCATGGAGTTAGTCATGGATTGGCTCACCTTGATTGGACTAGGTTTTACTGAAGTAGGGCTTGCCCTCTACCTCGGCAAATTCCTCGCATGGATCACTGCAGGCTTTGATGATGATGAAGACCTGGATGAGTCAGAGTGACTCTACGGAAATTTTTTATAGGCTTTGGGGTCAAAAAAGTTGCCAACCACCCTAAAGCCTGTACTATAATTCCACAAACGGTTTTTTAATTAAATGATGCTGACACCCGAAGAAAAAGAAGCCTTGGAATCTATTAACGCTAACCGAGTCAGCCCACATAAGCATGTGATCGTTTCGTTGAAAGCCCGTAAATTGATTGTCCCGAGTAGCTCAGGCAGTTTTGTGATTACCCCAACCGGCTTGCGTGCAATGCAGGCCAAAACCTTGAAGAAAGAGAAACCCTAATGACTTCCTCCGCAAAAGCAATGTTGGCCGCTATCATGGCCCTCTCAAGTTCCGGCATGGCCCGCGCCACGCCCAAACCGCGCACCCGCACATTCAAAGTTCATCCGAAGAACTACACCAAGCCCATGGTGGTTTCCTCTTTCAAGGAAATTTCCGCATGGAATAACGGCGTCATCAAAGCCAAACGTGAACGCATGGACGACCGACTCAATCACCGTCAAGCCGTAATTAGCGCGATTGTCGGCTTAGGTGGTTCCGTGGACTTCAGCAACTCACGCGGCAAGATTTCTGCCTACTTGCTGAAGCAGTTGGATTACATCACTCGTACCACAGCTCTGCGCTAAAAAGCTATGCCTACAGAAGTACACGCGCATCAAGGCTCCCGGCAAAGCGGTAACACGCTCATGGCCGTGGCCTTGCTCAAGGGCTTGCTGTCTATGGGTTGCGATGCACTCTACATTGGCTATTCAAAAACTTTAGTCAGTGACGTTGCACGCCGGTACGAGTTGTACCCAAACCAAGTATGTCATTGGTCACCGAGCGTTGCAGCTCTCCGGCCATACCGTACCTACATTTTGGATGACACGTATTTCTTTGAATCGCTCCCGTTTGTTGGGAGTAACCCGGTAGAGTTTTTGAGAAATCGCCAGCGCGTGTTTTCGGAACCCTGCCAAATTTTTGTCTTCAACTAAAGAAAGCCCTTTCAATCATGTCCAACGAACTGCTACAACTCAACCCCGGCTCTGTCAAAAAAGCAACCGTGGGTATTTCCTCCGGCGACCTGTGGAAAATGCCACGCGATCGTATCCGTGTGATCGAGGGTTTCAACGTGCGCGAGAAAGACGCGGACTACAAGGCCAACGTGCGCAAGTACGCGGACAGCATGAAGGCCAACGGCTACGATGAAACCAAACCGATGGCCGGTTACGTCTTTGAAGAAAACGGCGAACACTACATTGGCCTGATTGACGGTCACACCCGCTTGGATGCAGTTGACTTGGCAAACAAGGAAGGTGCAGAAATCTCGATCATCCCTGTGGTGACAAAGGCCCGTGGTACATCCATGGAAGACATCACGATTGGCTTGGTCACCAGCAACAGCGGCGCAGCTCTGAAGCCTTTGGAAATTGCGAAGGTCTGCAAGCGTTTGGTGGGCTACCAAATGGATGTGAAAGACATTGCCGCCCGACTCACGCTGACCCCGGCCTACGTCAACCAGTTGCTCGATTTGTTGGCTGCACCCAAGGCAGTGCGTGAACTGGTTGCCAATGGCACTATTGCCGCCACCCTGGCAATGGACACCCTGAAGAAACACGGCAAAGACGCGGCCAAGATGCTGACTGCCGGTGTGAAAGAAGCCAAGGTTACCGGCAAGACCCGCGTAACTGCGAAGCACGTCAAAGCCGCCACAGCGCCTAAAACGAAGCTTGCCAAGGGTAAGTCCAGCACCAAGGCTCAAAAAGCTGCCCAAGAGGCTACGCCGAGCACCACAGCGCCTACCGATACCGACAACCTGTTGGAATTGGGCCGTGTCTGGATTGAAGAACACCAAACAGGTCACGCACCTGAAATGGATCGTTGCAAAGAAATGCTGGCCTTCATTGCCGGTGTAGCCATCGAACGAGTCCAAGCGCTGTTCCCTGCCCCGGCTGCAGGCAGTGCGGACGATGAGCAACTTTGAAAGCCCACGCCATGTTTAAAGGATTTACCGTCTACAAGCTTTTGAAGCGTATCCCTTTGGCGACTCTTGAAGACGCCTTGGCGAGTGACCCGTTTATGCCCATTGGTTTGTCGCAAGAAAAATCAGTGGGTTGGACGCCGCCACGGGGTAACGAGCATGACGCATTTGTGGAGGCAATCGGTGACCATCACATTGCAACCTTTGTCATCGAAACGAAGTCTGTACCTGCCTCGGCCATCAAGCCGGTGCTCGATGAGCGCTTGGCTGAAATTGAAGACTCGACCGGGCGCAAACCGGGCAAACGTGAGCGCCGGGAACTCGGTGATGAAGTCCGCTTGGAGCTGCTACCTAAAGCCTTTCCCAAGAAATCTCATATCACCATGTGGATTGACAAAAAGGCCGGGTACATCGTGTTTGACAGCACGAGCCAATCGAAAATCGATGAGGTGGTTACCTCGTTGGTGCGTAACTGCAAAGACGTGAACATTCAACTTGTGAACACCAGCACAAGCCCGGTTGCGTGGATGGCGGCGGTGCTCATCGATAGCGACCAACTCTCATCGAAATTCACCATCGACCGTGAGTGCGAACTCAAGGCGTCCGATGAAACTAAGGCAGTGGTCAAGTACAGCAAGCATCCCTTGGACATCGCAGAAGTCCGGGCGCACATTCAACAGGGCAAGATGCCTACCAAGCTGGCCTTGACTTGGAATGACCGCGTGAGCTTTGTGCTGACCGAGAGCTTGGCTGTGAAAAAGGTTGTGTTTTTGGACACGGTTTTTGAGAGCCAAAGCAGCAAAGAAAACGATGACGACTTTGATGCTGACGTGGCTATCGTGACCGGTGAACTCAGCGCCTTGATCCCTGAACTCTTTGATGAGCTTGGCGGTGAGCTGAGTGACGGCGAGGTGAAGACTGACCCCGAGGATGAAGAACTGTGAAAAAACGACCAGGGCCGAAAATCGATGAAACGAAGTACGCTCAGGTCGAAGCTTTCTTGCTTATGCAACCGGGGGAATCGTTCTTTGTTGCAGGCAAGAAAGCCGCTGACCTTGCGTACCTCCGCAGACCTGTGCAGAAGGCGGGCGCAGGTATCCAAATCATTGAAGTGCTCCGCGACACCGTACACCAGACAAACGGGGTGCGCGTGTGGCGTCGGGCCGGTAGCATTGATGAGAGCGAACTGTAAAAATAGTTTGCACTTTTTTAAAGGGTTCGTATAATTCCACAAATGGTTCCAAGTAACAAAACCCGAGGTGACGCAATTGATGCACTGCTTAGGCTGTTATTGGTGATCCACCCTACCACCCGAAAACTGTTGTCCCACCAGATAGCAGAAGTCCTTTCACAGATTGTCACGGAAGAAATGAAACGATGAAAAAGCCTGATTTTGAGCCCAACCTGAGCCACCTCGAAAGCTTGTTGCGCATGAGCAAAAGCGTGGTCTTTGTGTCCGACCGCAGCACCGGCAAGCAAGTGCGCAAGGTGTGTCACTCTTTGGGCCTGCCATGTTTCTTTGCAGCAAAGGAAACCCCGCACAGCTTGTTGCCAGGGCAAGCCGCTCACTTTGAACGTGACTTGAGTAACTTTGTCACGATCATCGAAACCTACACACTCACACCCGAGTGGCGCACACTGGCAGAGCAAGTCTTTTGGATTGCCAACCCACCGATTACCCCTGAAGCCATCCGGGTGTACGAGCAAGCAATAGCGATGGCCCCCGGCTCGGTCGTCACGCACATTGAAAATTGGGGGCTCTAGTGCCTATCAAAACGATCAACCTGCGCGTGTCACTCGATGACATCAAGAAACTCAAACACGAGGTGTTGGAGAACATCAAACTGGTTGAAAAAATGCGTGCAGCGGGCATCCCGGTGGTGGGTAAGCTCGTGCTCTCCGGCATCACCCATGGCACGCTGACACATCACGTTGAGGAAGACCTTGACGGTGACACGTTGGTCTACACATGGACCGGCGAAGTCGCCATTGTGGAGGATGAACTTTGAACTTAGAGCAACACCGGGCCAAGCTGATTAAGGCCATCGACCACTATCAACGCGCATGGGGCGCTAAAGAAGTGGCTATGCGTTACAAACCGGTGTTCGATGCCGTCAACGAGTTGTATGGGTTACTCGGGTTGACTACCGGTGAACAACCCGCCGAGCCCACCTTTCGACTCAACACGGAAAAAACGGTTGCAGTAAGCGCCAACGTCTACTTGGAAAAATGTGACGCCAGCACCCCGCGTGGCGTGAAGCTGCAGCTACTCACAGCCGGGGGCATCCTGGTGTATGGTTGCTACCACGGCGAAAGTTGGGTAACACATTGGGCTCCCTGCCCTCGACGGAGAGACTGACCATGAGCACATCAAACGAATTGCAAAAACTCAACAACCAGTTGGCCGAGTTGGAGAGTCGTTTGGTGGTGCTGCAACAAAGCAAGTTGTTTGCGTCCGCTGAGAAAATCGAACGCAAAATCAGTGAAGTAAAAAAGCTAATCAACCGAGCTAAAAAGGAACCCTCCAAATGAAAGAAGACGACATCAGCATTGACTTGGAAACCACCTCCAATAAATTCAATGCGGCCATCCTGTCTATCGGTGCGTGTCGCTTTGACCGGGCAACCGGCAAGACCATGCAAACCTATTACGCCGAGGTGCAGATTGATGACGCCTTGCGGTACGGCAAGGTCAACGCGGACACGATGAAGTGGTGGATGCGCCAATCCCCACAAGCGCAAGCTATCTGGCAGCGCCCCGAGGATAAGAAGTTGCCCTTGTTCGATGCCTTGCGTGGGCTGAGTGACTTTGTGCGCTCGTGCAATGCAGGCGTGAAGGTGTGGGGTAACGGTGCATCTTTTGACCTTACGATCCTTGAGCACGCCTACGAGCGGGCGGGTAATGGATTGGTGGGTGGTTGGGAATTTTGGGACATCCGTGACATGCGCACCATTTTGGATGCGACCAAAGTGCGGATGCAAGATTTCAAGCGCAACGGTGTCCACCACAACGCGTTGGCTGACGCCGTTTTCCAAGCCGAGGTGATGTGTGCAGCTTGGCAAAAGCAACACGAGTTGCTCAAGGTTTGGGACAAATACAAAGCTCCCAAATCGAAGCCCGTAAACGCGCCTGCAGTGGCTCCCGCAACCGATGACGATGAAGAACTATGAGCAACAAAAAACCACCCCGACAACTCACCGGCTTAGTCCGCACAGTCGTCCAAGAGTCGCATCAAGTAGCGCCCGTTTACATGGGCCTCGCAAGTGGCTTTGTGACTGACGGTGTGCATTTCATCCTGGTAGCAAACACCATGGGTGACATTAAAAAATTGGCCGAGAAACTTGAATACTCGGAATTCGCACCAGAACTCGTGCAACCAGTTGCTGTCATGCACGAAAGTTTTGTCACGCTGCAGGACGATGAACTGTGACTGACGTAGTTACGCCGGGTGAAATCAAAGCAGCGGCGTTGCACTTGCTACGGCTGTGGATCAGTAAGGCTATCGCAAAGGATAAGCGCCCTCATGAGGTGCTTTTGAGCTTGGCCGAGGTGTCCCACCGCATCGAGCAAGAAATCATGCTTGAGCACGACATTCCAGGTGTCCGGTACTGGTATCACGCCGAGTCGGACAGCCACTTTGCAACCAAGCCCTATGAAGACCTCGGCAACAGTTTTGACGCGGGTTTATGCGTTGAAATAAATCGTGCCGAGTACCTCAAAGAAATGAGCTTATAATTCCACAAACGGTTCATTTATAAACGGAGAAACGAATGACGGAAAAAATCTGTGACACTTGTGCTCACTTCAATACCGAACCAACTTTAGAGCCGTGTGTCGGTTGCGGTCGGGGTAATGTTGCGCACAACAATTGGCAAGCTGTGATTGTGAAACAGGCTGCAAATCCAACAGCACCCGACATTCTGAGCGCCGCTGAGAAACACATGCGTGAGCGTGCAGGCACGTATGACAAGCCTGAGGGTGAACGGTCTATGGCGCAAACCGTGACCGTGTTCAATGCCTTTCACGGTACATCGTTGACCGAGGCACAGGGTTGGCATTTCATGCAAATTTTGAAAGATGTTCGCTTGTTTACCCGACCGGGTTATCACGCAGACAGCGCGGAAGACGGTGTTGCCTACGCCGGTTTGAAGGCAGAAGCCAAGGCAAAAGAGTAACCCTGAAATTCATTAAATTGGAGATACCCATGAGCATTCTTAATGAGATACAACTTGCACAACGTGACGCAGGCGAAAACGCTGTGATCCGTAGTCTAGAAGCGCAAGGTTTGATTGAGCCTCGACCTCCCACCAGTGCTGAAATTGATGCAGCCGGGGCAATACTCGTTGCGGCTAGTCACGGGGCATCGGTTCAAGCCGGTTGGTGGAATGACCTCAAAAACGGTTACGACTTGATTGAAGAATGCCGCACAGGCACGCGCTTTGGTAAGGCTGTGGTTGCTGAAAAGCTGTGCTTGACTCACAGCGAAATCAGTGAAGCCATGGAAGGTCATCGCAAAGGGCTCATGGATGACAAGTTGCCGCATCGCCCGATGATTGAAGTGGAATTGGCAGACGCAGTGATCCGCATTGCGGACCTTGCGGGGGCATTGGGTCTTGACCTGGGTGGTGCGATTGCTGAAAAGATGGCGTTTAACGCCGTCCGACCAGACCATAAGCCCGAGAACCGTTTGGCCGATGGCGGCAAGGCTTACTAAAAATGAAAGTAGGCAAGCTCGATGACATCCGTTTTGTGAGCTTGTGCGCCCGCAACCAGTTCAAACGTGAACTCGGGCGCACCTTGACAAAGCCTGAGCCCAAGCCCGGTAAAACCAAGCCTTCTAAAATCCAGACCGAAGCAAACCCGCTTTGGACAACTCAACTTCGATCCAGCAATGACAGACATAAAGAGTAAAACCGTCACCAGCATTGAGAAACTCATTCACTATGAGGTACACCGGCAAACGGTTTTGATGGCTCGGCGGTTGTCGAAAATGAAGGCCCAACGCGATAACTGGAAAGCCCGTGCGATTGACTACCGCGAGAAACTGCAGAACCTCAAAAAGTCAACGGCGCTCACCAAAGACACAGAGACTGTGCAGCCCCGTAACCCGGTTGCAGCGGGCGCACCTCGCACGACATGGGCGGGGGTTAAAATCAAACAAAACTCCTAAGCAATTAGGCGCGTGGTCCCTGCGTATGGGACGCCATCATTAAAGCGGCGGCGTGGTGAGACACGCGTTTGCTGAGAGTCACCCCTATGAGGCAACAGCACGCGGTTGGGGTAAGCCGGTATCGAGCCCGGCCCGCTTTAATGATGGTGATTGTGTAAAACTGTGGCAAGAAATTGCCAGGACGTTAGCAAGGTTAGATGCCGTGCCACCATCGCAGCTCATTTAGGCCAAGCCTGTACCAAGCGCCTGTGTCGGCTTTGACACTCAGCGTAGGCTTTTACGGTAGCCGTGCCCCAAGCTAAGACCGTGGCCGCATCCCCGCTATCGAGCGGACTCAGAGCTACGCAATCCGTTTTCAGGTTCGCCGGGATTTCCGGTAAGTCGTATGGCGTCGTTGAGGATGCGCACCCCGTCAGGATCAAAGCAAGCACGATCCCGGTACTCAATCTTGTTGATAACACGCTCAACCTCCTTTTCAATGGTCACAAACTCGGTCTTGAGTGTCACCTTGTCATTCTCATGACCCGTGGACGCGCTATTTGCCGCTTGCCTGAGCATTTTGGAGGTTTCCCGTGCCTGCTCTAGCTCGGCAGCTTTTATCGCCCCAAAACGCCAATTTTGCACTTGCCATGCGCCTACCGCACCCCCGATCCCGGCTGCAAGTACAGAACCGACCACGAGGTACGTCTTTAAAGTGCCCAACGCGGGGATCATTTCAGCGCCCCGGCAACCTTGGCGTCAAGCTCTGTAGTGTGGGTCAGCCCGGTGGAGCCACCATTGACAACCTTGCGCACGCGTTTCAGGTCACCCATGATCGAGTCGGGTACGTTACCCTCCCACCATGCAATTGCCACCTTCAAAGCAATGACAGGCTGTGCAAGTAGGTCAGGACTATTCACAAGGTCAATGCCCATGATTTTGGAAAGCGCCGTGTAGTTCGCACGGCCCGTGACCATTATCACGCCCCTGCCACGGTATTTGAAGCCGTCACCGGGCTCCACGTTGCCCATACGACCGTCATAGACCTTGTTTGCCAAGACTCGCCCGTTGCGGGCATAAGGCAAAGCGCTTTCAAGCGTAGGGAAGCGCGTAGGCCAAACCTGCATCAGCCGTTCGGCTGAGTAGTTCAAACCTTCCTCCAGGCGTGACAGCATCGCACTTTCGTGCAAGATTTCACGTAGGAAATCGTCTAGCTCGGATTCGCCTGCGCTGAAGGTCGATTCTTTAATGGTGCTGGCAAAGTGGATAGACCACATCGCAGCGGTGATAGGTTTTACTCCGCACTGGATTAGAACCCGATTCCATGTGGTTTCGTCACGTTTTACCATGTCCAACAGCCCTCTTGAGTTTGATGATCGTGCCGATAGCATACGTCATCAGGCCGTAAACCAATATCAAACAGGTGGTGTCGGATGAGGTGTCTTTGAAAAGTGAGAAGACCCGCAGGGTAGCACCAAAGCAAATCAAACTGAGCCCGACACGTTGAATCAACGTGTCGTCAAACTTTGGATTCAATACGGCAATCAGGGCAATGAGCGCAATCGCCCCGAAGCCAACGATTTGAAGGGTGAGCATTTTAGGCACTCCATTTACGCTTGACCCGTTCCCAAAGCTCAAGAGCGATTTGCTGTGCGTCAGCCATTTGGATTACCTCGTACACCTTGGACATAATTGCCATTCCAAAAAGGCCAATCATGAAGCCAATCAGGCCCTCAGTGTCAGGTACGCCGATCCAATTGGAAGCCGGGGTTGTTCCGAAATAGGAAAGGGCAGCACCCCCGATGCCCATGGAAAGGCGCTCGAAGTAACTGCCCTTGACATAGCCAAGTGAGACAAAAGACCCGGCAACACCAGCTACCAGTTTTGCTACTGAAAAATCAGGTGTTGCGTCGGCCATGTCGTCCTCTAGTGCTATTTGGATGAAGTCTAGCGCCGGATTGTACGTCAGGTTTTATGCGTCTTGGTGCGGTGTGGTCGGAGGTGTGAAAGGTGCGTTATACCGGGCCACCCCTTTGGTGATCCGCACGTCATCAATGTAGCCAGGGAAACAGTTTGTATTGCTGTAACCCTCTTGATAACCGATTAGCAACGGTCGGCCACCTTCTGTCATTGGCACGGTGATGCTGTCCCACTGCAGTACCCCGTTCAAATAAGCACGGCACGCCCCGCCCGATACAACCATTGCCACATGATGCCACTCGTTCAAAGTGATTTGGTTTGCACCAATGAAGGTAATGCCGTCATAGGTAGCCCCTGTGCCGTCACCCAAGAAACCGAGCAAATAGTTACTCGGATTGATGGCAAGCATGTACTGTGGGTCACTCACGCCAAACTGACCATCTTTGTTGAAAATCTGCTTGTTGGCGCTCTTGTAGGCTGTTTGGTAAATCCATGCTTCGAGCGTGAAATCGCCTGTGCTCAGGTCTAAATCAGGAGTCGCTTGAATCGACAAATAGGCATCCGTGCCGTCGCTGAAAGCTGAAGACCCGCCAAACTTACTCTGCGCAGTCTTGAGGATGATGTCACCGTAAGGTATGACCACCTTTGGACGTGGGCTACTGTCAATAAATTCGCCGCTGTCATCCGGGCCATCCATGTGAAGCAACAGGCTCACATTGGCAAAGTTTTCATCTGTATTCCAGTTGATGTCTGTCCGGTAGGAATACAGTGATTCCAGACCATCCCGCACACTGCAAATCACCACGTAACCCCGACCGCTTGGCAAATCGGTCATTGCCGTGGTGCGGGCGTAGCTCCATGTTTTACCGGTGATGCCTGTTTCGGTGCGAACAAGTACACTGGCAACGGTGTAAACGCGGGCCGTGTAGGTCGTACCCACTTCAGGTCCAATATCGCCGTCATTGTGGTCAATGAGCTTGTCAGCCTGCAACAAGCGGTCACGATGATTCCATGTCCAAACTAACTCTGTAGTTCCGACCGGCATTGTTTTGACGCCTGTAAACCAGTAGTCATTCTTGCATTTGAACTCGGCGGGTGGGTACGGGCGGCTGAAGCGTTGATTAAAAGTCACTTGACGTGGAGGTGTCAAACTCACAGCCATTGGGATGCTGTTTGGCGTATGCACGAGGGGTTTGACAGACACTGTTTCACCGGCCAAGTATTCTCGGCGGTCAGTGCCCATTTCCATGTCAAAAAACCACACAGGGGCTCCCGCAAGGTGAGCTGCGGGGATCGTGTCAGCGCAACCCCGAGATATGGTCACAACATTACCGTTGACCTCATCGACCCGGACAATCTCATTGTCGATCATCGCAGGACGGCCCGCCGCCGTAGCTGTGGGGTCTGTCACCTTCAGCCCGGTGATGGTGATGGTGCTATCCATGTGTGCAATGTTGTTCACCAAAAATGCTACGGTTGTCAATGCACCTTCACCACGAATGGTGTAATCGCTATCTGCCATTTTTTAATTCCAGTCAGGGGTAAATCCACAATATTGGTTTGTGGTGTTTGGGTAGTCTTCAGGTGTCGCGGCTCCATCGCGCACTGCAATTTTGTAGCCCACGTTAATGTTTTTGCCACGGCCAACCATCGTACCGATAAAACCGGCTGCGGGATCGATGGTTGCAAGGTCAGCCGTGCTAGTCGTGTGATTGACCAAAAAGTAAGGCATTTCAATCACACGATTAACGTCCAAGCACGGTGTCAAGTCAGGCGGTTCCCATGTGTTCGGAACCGGGATAGCGTAGGACGAGGCAGGCAATGCAAACACGTCTTGCACACCCGTAAAGGTCATTTCACCACTCGTGTTTGTACCGTCTTCTACGGTCACGATGCGCACGACTGTTTCAGGAATGCCCCGAGCCTCGTCCCGCAACCGAATCACCGATCCAGGGGCCAGCATACGCCCCCTGCGGTCCATGTTGAAAGAGAACCGGCGCAACACTGAAGACGCGGCCCGCAAATCACGCTGTGCGATCCGTTGGGCAAGTGCCGCAGTCGGGATGCCGGGGTAACTCTTTTGCAGCAAATTGACGTTACCATTGGCCGTTTGAATCGCCGCGATGTTGTCTACCTTGACAACCATGTCTTCGTCACTGATTGGATCGTGGTAAGTGACCTCGATTTGGTTCACACCGTTGATTGGTGAAGAAATAGAAGACTCGTTGATCCGGGTGATACCCGAGTCAGTGTCGTACAAGGGTAAGTCTTCAATCGCGTAGTCATCACGGATCAATTTCAGAGTCATCAGGCCTGTAGTGCGGCTTTGATAGTACGACGCACCAATGTGATCGATGACGCCTTGAATGAACGAGTCAATGCTGTCACTGCGTGACCACTTGAGGCACAAACCAAAGCGCTCTCCAAACAGTGTTTGGGCGCAGCTTGCAAACGAGGTAACGTCGATTATGGATGTCGGAAAACCACGACCCCATTCCCGATTTGTCAGGCACTCATAGATGATGTGCGCGGGGTTCATTGAGTTGATCCCGTTCATGTCTGCCGGAACCACTGTGCCTGTAAATGGTGTATCTTGTTTTCTAAATATTGCGTAAGCAGAAAAGCCGGGAAATTCACCCGTGTAGTTATAACTAGCTCGGAAATTAGAAAGCCGTGCAGAGCGAATTGATTTGCTATCACAATAAAAAACGCTGCCGTAGCAATACATCGCACCATCTGGAAAAAATATGGTTTCAGAACCTCCCAAAAGAATGTTGCCTTTAGAAGTAAGCGAAGCCAATGACGGCCCAACCAATCGGTTGGAGGCTGTTCGCCAATAAACAGTGCCATCAATAATTTGGAAAACTTCGTTGGGTTCTATGCGCAACGCGGCTACTACAGCACCACTTTGGTTAAGAAACTCAATGTCCATCCATGCCTTATCCGAGGACGTGCCAGGAGTCCGGTAAAGCATGATGTAGGCTTTATCTGGATCAATGGGAACGATGCTCATTGGAGCCACACCTGTATCCAAATTGTTGGGTCCAAGAGTGGTCACACACCGTGCAGTCTGAGGCACGCCTAATTCACCAAACAAACTCAAATCAGGTGAGCCTGTGTTGTACGTGGCATACGCTGCCGTTTCAGAGTTGCCCGAGTCTTGGGCTACAGCAAAGCCAAGCACGCCTTTGCTTATGTACTCAGGACCAACTAGAACCGTGCCGTCTTTGTCGATAGGGATAAGTGCTGTTGATGGCTGAAAAACCTCACCGTCCCAACCTTTAAAAATCCTTCGCATCCGAAACTTCCATGGTTTCGGATAGGGGTTATTCATGGCGACAATGCCTTTGAAAAAAGCTGTGACGGTGCGCCGGAAACCAGGCAAGGTTTCACCTAGCATCGAACGCAAACCCGAAGCCGCAACTTGGTCAGGTTCACCCATCATGATTTGCAAGTTGCCTTGGATACCGCCCTCTTTACCTTCACCACCAAACAAGTTGTATTGGTCGATGTAGACATCCTTGGTTTCTTTGATGTAAGAGCCTGTTGTCACAGGGCTCCACGCGGTCTTGTCACCCACGCGGACTTCCACAATCTCATCGACCGGGCCACGACCCAAGCCCATGTGAATGCCAAACGAATACCGGTAGCCGGTGACTTGTGATCCACCGCCCTTACCACCACCGCCGCTCATTGCAACACCTCTTTACGGGCAAACGCCGCGACTTTGATGCCGAGTGCGTCTTGTGTAGCTTCAATCTCACTCGCACGGTATTCACCCCGCAAGAATCGCATGTAATCCAAGTTGTAGCGTTTCAGCCATTCACGCAAGCCGCGTGCGCAAAGTTGGGATGCGCGGACGTGTGCGATGGTGACAAAAGGGTCATTCATTATTTTTTACCTCCAGAAGTGCGGATTGCGCTGTACTCGTAGTTGCCCACCGCCAGGACACACCAATCACTTGTCCAGCAATCGCCAAAAATGACAGCTTGGGGTGTGCCTTCATCCGCTTGAGGGAAATCGAATTCCCCAAACGCAGCGGGCTCAGGTGCTTGCTGTTTAGGTGCAAGAGCTGCACTGATTACAAAGGACGCAATGAGTGCGTAAATTGCCCATTCCATACGTGTCTCCAATTTTCAATAGAAAGGATTATTACCGTCAAACGGTGATGAACCCGGCATGTTTGGCGCACCGCCGTAATTCAGATAATTGTCAAACTGCTTGCACGCAGCCGGAGTGCGGGCGCAACCTCGATACAAACTAACCTGTTGACCGACGTATAGGTCATTGGGTGTGCCAAAAATGAATACCGTGTCAAGGCTTTGGTCTTCGATCCCGAGGTACTCCACACCCTTGACCGGGTGGATGTATTTTAAAAAACCTCCGGGATACGTCGATCCGTACTCAGAAGACAAATTTGCGGCTACTGTAATCGCGGCCCCTGTCATGCTGACAATCGTTGTTGGGACTTCATACAGCTTTTTGTCCACCTTACAGGTAATCGGGTCATAGATGGCGTATGGACAAGCCCGTTGCCACGCGTAACGCAGCCCCTGGCGGCGCAAAGACACGCTGGCAGTCTCGCACATCAACGAGACAACTCCGGGCTCCTGTGGGGCCACCTGTGCAATCCCACCGGCATAGATTGCGAAAACGTCTGTGTCGTCCACGTCTTTTTGGAAAATCCGTACAAATACCTCGGACCCAGGCGGTGAAACCAAGAAAATTTGAGCGGGTGCAATCGTGATCGATGCGGTGATGGTCAACGTATCGCTTGTAGCTTCCCCGGACTGCTTAACGCTGTCATGGCTGATTTGGGTAGCAGCCCACACATTGCCGTCTATCGTGAGCACATCGCTAGGTGCAGCCGCGTAACGCCATGTCCGCTCACCCAAGGTGAAGGCGTAGAGAAACAAAGGCTTGGCGCTGTCAATAGATAATTCTTGTTCGGCAAGGGACATGGGCTACTCGATTCATGTTGGCGTCACCATCCCCGAGCTGTCCACGGATCGGGTGACAAAGCTAGACTTTACCGCAGCCGCTTCGTCAACCAAATGGGTAAATTCAAAAGAGTCTTGGTCAAAGCGACTTGCGACAATAAATTGCACCCGGCTTACCATGTTTTTAGCAATGACCGGGAGCGCTTCATTTACCGTAAAGCGTTCGACTTGGGACTCACCCGAGCCCACACGCGCCACGTTCAAAACTCGGCGGTAGATGGTCGGTGAGCCGTCATCAAAGTAAAAGGCCAAAGTCTTACGGGAGTCTTGAGATACACCCACGTTTTCAGCAAATCCGGTCACACGCGCATCGAACAAAAAGCCACCTAAGCCACTTTCCAAAAACACGTCACGGGTAAACGAGGGGGCGTAAAAGCGAACGGCCCTGCCACGAGCTGCAGCAATGAACTGACGCAAGGCGTATAGGGCTTCCCGGCCACGGGTGAGCATGGCAAAACGGCTGTTGACGATAGCCCTGTTGCCAGGGTTGCTCACTTCCACGGGACTCAGTTGATTGTCAAGCGTGTAGTCTTCACGGTCATAGTCAATGGTCAACGCTGTGCCCCGGTCAATCTTGAATGTCCACAGGGGTGTCGGGTAGCCCCACGATCCGGCAAATCGACGGTCAGGCTCTTTGAAGTCAAAGCGCAGGGTCATGCTACCAACCCGGTCAATTGGGTTGCTCATGCTCACCTTGTCGGAAATGAAGGCCACCTTGAGCGGGATCAACCGCGTGCCCGCAGGCCAAAGCTTTGACGGGCGTTTGCGCCAAGTTATCTCATCTGTGCCGGTATCTACCGTTTCAATCTGCAGCACCTCATGGTTTGCCGGATCACCATTGGTAGCAAGCACTATTTCACCGGCTGCAAACTCACGGTAAACCAAGCTGTCACCGGTAATCAAATGCGAGGCCGCGTTGGCGGACATATCCACGACCGTGCGGTATTGCTCTTGCCACACAGGTACAAGCATGTCCGATGAGCCTACGCCCACGGCAAAGGCATCCAATCGAGCCCGGTGAGCATCTTGGCGCAAGAAAGAGGCTTCAAGCGAACGGCGAGGGTGCGCACGCAGGGCACGGCGTTGTTCGGCGGCGGTTTCGCTGACCATGATGTCGGTCAGGTAGCTAATGCGCTCAGTCACCCCGTTTTGCCAGTTCGGCAACAACCCAAACACCGGCAAGTTCAATCGGGGGTCTTGTGCAGCCGGGATGTCTTCATCCAGAACTTCAGACGTACTAAAAACCCAACCGTCAGCGTCCGAGGTGTAACTTACCGTCGCTGTGCGGTAAATCAACAAGGCGGCGTAGGTTTTTTCTGACATCGAGCTTTTCACCAAAGTGATGTCGATTCGCCGTTCACCGGGGCCAATGCTGACCTGTGTGATAAACGAGCCCGAGCCGTTTAGAGTAACTCCGTCAAAAGTCACCGAACCACCCGGCGAAAGAAGAATTTTGACGGAGTACACCCCCGCTTGAAGGCTCAGTTTTTTTGCGAGGTAGTACGTCCCCACCGCTTCGCTTCCGAGCACCGCGTTAACCCCAAGCCCCTTTTCACCGTTTGTGAATTTGTCATCGTCAGGAGCTTGGATTGGGTGGTTAAAAACAGGGGTAGCGCTCATGGTCAGCTTTTCAGTAGTTGCTTTATTGTCGGCAAGTTGCGGCGAACGGATTGGACGATAACACGGTCACCCTCCGAACTAGCCATTGCTTCGGCAACCTTTGTACGGTCGTCAACCAAGACCACGCGCATACCTTCACCAGAAGCACCGCCTGCACCGCCAGGAGCCGCACCACCGTTAAGAATGTGGCGAGGGCTGTCCGCTGTCAGGACTTCCTCACCTTTCTCAAGGATGGTTGCATACTCGTTGCTTGCAAGACCGGGAATGCCGCCTGTGTGGTAGCGAGGTGCATTGGCAAACCATGAGGTGTCCACGCTACGGGAGCGCTTGCCCGAGCTGTAACTACCAACCACGCCGCCTGTGTGCTGCACTGTTGCCGAGCCTGCCACACCGACCGCCGCCAGTACGGGGTTGCCGGAGTTTTTCAGAGCATTAAAAATTTGCTGCTTGATAATCATGATTGCGATTTCTCGCAAAAACTGAGCGGCAAATTGACCAAAGGCTTGGGCAATGTTGTTAAACCCATCCATCACAGACATTTGACCAAGGGCCACTTGCTGAAGGCTATCAACCATCGAGCCAAGGCCCACGTCAACACCTTTCACAACACCCTGAATAAGCTTCGCTTCGATGGCTGTAAATTCAGTCTTTACCTGCGAGGCCTTCAGTCGCACGGCTTCAAGCTGCGCCAAGAAAATAGCCTTGTCCTCGGGTGTGGCAAACACGGCTGCGTTTTGCTCGGCCCACTTGCGTGTGGCTTCCGCTGCAGCGTTGATCCCCGGCAAAGATGCGGCGTTGATTTTGTTAATTTCAGCGGCGGCTTCTACGTCAGTCATGTTGCCCGCTTCTTTGGAAGCGTTGACGGCTGCAATGGCTGTGTCACGATTTTTGATGAGGCCTGTAATCCGAGCTTCACCGCGTGCGAGTTCCTCTTGGGCAAACTTCACCCGGTCCATGGCCTGCAGTTGCTTGATGTACTCATCCAATTGGACTTTGGCGTCATCCGCACCCGCAGTAGACCGACCGTTAGATTCCAGCTTTTCACGCATTGCTGCAATCTTTTGGTAAAGACCGATGTAGCTGTTTTCGATAGCCTTTTGACGGGCATCCAAATCCAAGGTTTCTTTGCGGCCCGCCGCTGCAGCCACGTTGCCAAGTTCGGCAACCAAGCTATCGAAGTCGTCCCGAATGCCTTTGTAAAACTTGTCAGTGACGTTGCTTTTCAATTCAGAAATTGCGGCATCAAGTTGACGCATGTACTCCACACCGGTAGCCCCGCCGAGCTTGCCGATTTTTTGGCGCAAGCCTTCATACTGACTGTCAATCGCATCAATCTGAGATTGCAGGGACTCAGTTTGTGACCGGTCAATTTTGGTATCGATGGCCCGCAGTGCGTTTTCAATTTCACCCTTGAGCGATTCGAGCTTTTTGGCTGCGCTCTCTGCAGTCTTGTCGGCACTGTCTTTGCCCTTGCCTTTACCGTTGCCGGTCACTCCAGGCGTAGGCGTAGCGCTTGCAGTAGCACGGGCTGCAGCAACACCACCGTTTGCCGCTTGCGCAGAGTCCCGCAGCATGTCAGCCCGGATGTCACGAATGCGCTTCAGTTCGGTTTCAGCTTTGGCCCGAGCTGCACTGACGGCCTTGCCTACGTCCGCATAACTAACCGTTGCCGTTTTTGCAGCGTTGCGCAACTCGGCCGCAAAGTTGTCCATACCCACAGCGCTTGCCAACTCGGCCATCCAACCGATGATTGCTTTGACACCGTTCGCCACTTTGTCGATGGCAAAACGAAACGCGTTGCCGATGACCATTGGCAGAGCTTCAAACGCAGCGGTGTACGAGTATTTGACTTGCACCCACAGTTCGTCCAAGCCGGTGACAAACCAAATCGTTGCGTCACGGAAGCCCTGAAATTCTTTGTAGGCCCACTCGGAAAGCTGTTTTGCGGCAAATACTGCAGCCACAGCAAGCAGTAGTCCGTTTACTGCAGCCGTCAGCACCCCCACAACGCCCGCAAAACCGCCTACAGCAGCCGTGGCCGGGGCGACTGCAGCGGGCATAGCCGCAAACGCGATTGCAGCCGCTCCAAGCGATGTGACAAGCCCACGCAGATAGTTGATACCCAAGGTTGCAACAAAGGTCGTAATCAGGGGAATGATGATGTCTAAGTTTTTGGCCACGAGCGTGAAGCCGTCAGCCATAAACACCAGTGCATTGCCAAATTGCTTTGCCGCGTTTTCACCCTCGGCGCTTTTCATGAAGTCAACGATGACCACCAAAGCCCGCTTGTACGCGTCAACCCAACCGGAGTCGGCCACGGCCAATTGAAAATCGTAAACCGCGTTGTTAACGCGCATTTGCTCTGCAGCAAGTGACTTCTGTGCAGCGGGCAACTCTTTTGAAACGATGTCCCGGTACTTGCCTGCAATCAACACGAGTTGGTCTGACGTAATCAGGCCATTCTTCATCGCCTTTTCAAGATCAGGGAATTGGTCTTTGAGTGCGGATGCCGCAATCTCAAAAGCTCCGAAAAGTCGATCCCCGAGCTGGCCCCTGAGTTCTTCGGCCTGGATAGTTCCTTTGCTGTAGATTTGTTCTAACGCACGAAACACGCCGTCCAAATCGTCAGCGGTCAAGTTGGCAACGCGGCTGACTTCAGAAAACGATTCAAAGACTGCCCGGACCTCTTGGCGTCCGCGACCGGCCAACGTGGCGGCTGCAGAAAACTTTGCATACCCCTTAATGGTGCGCTCGAATTCCAAGCCGATGCGATCCGACTGCGCTTTCACGTAGGCATATTCAGCATCAATGGCTGCTTTGTCGCTACCCACGGAAATAGAAAGCTGGTTCTTTGCACCTTCACGGGAGCTGAATGCGTCAAGCGCACCTTTGGCCGTGTTGATGACGCCGTACAAGCCGGTGTACGCTGCCACCAAGGACAACACTTCACCGCGTAGGCGCTGCATCAGGGACAGGGTTGTACGGCCACCGTCCGCATCAAAGAAGCCACTACCTTTGGTCGGTGAGCTGGCTTTCTCTTGGGCCAAGCCGTAGTCTTTAACGGCCAAGGTCAATGCCTGCACGGTCCCCACACTCTTACGAGCTGCGTTGGTCAAACGCTCTTGAGTCGCAGCCAAGTTTTCAGTGGCAAGCCCTGCAGCCTGCAACGCGCCGTAAGCTTCACGGCGGGCCTGCAAATCGGCCTGCAGGGCTTTGGTAGCTGCACTTTGACGGGCTTGGGCTTGGGCCAAGTTTGCGATCATCGCTTTTGAGTCAGCGCCACCTTGACGAACTGCAGCCGCGTACCGGAGTACCTCGGCGTTAGCGTTGACAAACTCCGCACGAGTGGCCTTGACGGCTTGCCCTTGCCGTTTGAATTCGTCTACCAAACCGGATTGCCGAGCCAAAGCTTTTTGTGTGGCTTCGAGCGATTGCATCGTGTCCCGGTAACCCTCAATCGGCCCACGGGTAGCCGCGATGGTCGTTGCTAGTTGATCCAACTCAGCTTCCACACCACTCAGGGTAGTGCGCATGGCTTTTGCCGGGTCAAGAATCTCATCCACTGCAGAGCGCAATGACACGACACTTGGGCGCAGGTTGTTCGATGCGGTTGCCAGGGTGCTAAACGAGCGGGCCGATGCCTCGGCATCCGTCGCCAACTTTTCCAGATTTTTGGAAGCCTTTGCTTCATCCGCCGCAGCCGCAGCCTTTTGAGCCGCTGCCTTGTTGGCGGCTGCAATCTGGGCATTGAGCACAGAAATCCGGTTGCTGTACTCTTGAGCTTCCGCAGCTTCACCGGACTTGCGTGCAGCCGCAGCCGAGGCTTCACGGGCCGCTGCAGCCTTGTTGGCGGCTGCAATCTGTGCATTGATGACCGACACACGGTTGGCGTACTCTGTGAGCGCCTGAGTACGGGCATTTGCCGCCTGTGCTGCCGCCGCTGCCTCTTGGGCCGCTGCAGCCTTGTTAGACGCGGCAATCTGTGCATTGATGACCGACACACGGTTGGCGTGTTCGGTGAGCAACCGGGCACGTTCTTCAGCCAAGGCCCGTTCTGCCGCTTGTCCTGCGCTGACGTTGGCTGAGTATTCTTTTAGCTCTTTGTTGAGCTTCGCACGGGTCTGTGACTCTTGCAATCCAAGTTCGATGAGCTTGGCCTGCGAAGCGGCATAGTCGGCTGCATCTAATCCGGCTTTGGACAGCTCATCATTCAGGGCGGCTTGTTCGGATCGGCGGGCCTTGAGTCGGGCTGTGGCATTGTCTTCAGCCTTGGTCAGCTTATCCCGTTTTGCAATCTGCGCGTCAGTGAGCGCGTCTTGCTTGCTGAGTTCCGATTGGTACTTGGTGAGTGCAGTGGTTGCACGATTGACGGCTTTTTCAGCGTCATCAACTTTTTTGTTGTAGGCCTGAAAAGCGTTGAGTTGCTTCAGTGCTGTTGCTACGGCATCCGCTTCAACCGCAAGCGCTGCTTGGGTAGCCAAGAGTTGATCGTTAACCCGTTGGCCCTTTTTTGCGGCATCACTTTGCTTGTCGATTGCATCACTGATTTCAGCAATCGACTTGGCTACTCCCGCTAAGTCTTTCTTGCCTTCAATGATAGCGCGGATGCGTAGATCAACATTTTGGTCAGTCACTTTCAGCCACCTTGTCTAAGAGCTTTTGTAATTCCTTGCTCCCTTTTTTAGAGAACATGGTAGAAAGCACTAATTGTGTCACAGCAGCGTCCCGTGACCGGCGAAAGTGATGACGTTGGCGAACTATGAGAGCTTCTGACCACACCACCGCTACGGGATAGCGGCGGGCGTCAGTGTGACCCTCAGAAAGTAAAAGGCTCACATCGCGGCGAAGCCCTTGGTAAAAACGGATTACTCCACTTTCGCCATCATCTGCGCTATCCGAGGACGGTTCGCCTTCAGGAGCCCCGCGATTAGCTCCCACGATTTTTTTATACCGCCGACCTCCGTAAACGTCATATCACCAATGGTCATGATGATTTCAATTTGCTTCGGTGCAGGTATGCGCGAGGCTTGGGCTGCGCTGTCAGGCTCACGACTTGCAATGGCAATCAAGTTTGCGGCAAAGCCGGGTGCTTGACTGACAATAGATTTGACTACCGGCAACAATTCGTCACTGGTTTTGATGTTGGCGTTTTGGAAAATTTCAAAGAGTGCGTCCAAGTCGGGAAGGTGCTCACGCACCAACACCGACACGTCCTCAATGGACAGCCCTTCCACGTTGAAAGAGCCGCCCTTGAGTTCGATCAGACGACTCTCAGGTTTATAGTTTGAGAGTCCCATGGTTCAACCTTTAGGCGGGTTGGCCGTCGATGTAGAGAGCGTCAATGTTGGAAGCCTTTTTCAAGATTTCCATAGTGAAGCCCATGGTCTGCCATTCGTCGCCCTTGAGGTTGTAGTCACCGTCCGGTGCCAACTTGACATAGGGTAAGTAGAAGTCGCGGTTTGCACCCTTGGGGTTGTCCGCAACAAAGCGAATCGAGCCATAGATCGAAGTGGACTTGGACACGATTTGCTCACGGGTGTTTGCCAGGTAATCGCAAGTCACACGGATGGCAGTCGCGTCCGGGATGTCGGGCGCATTGTCTTCGATGTAGATGCGTCCGCGCACTTCGTCAACTTGATAGTTGCCTGCAGCGGTAACGGGAGTGGAGAAACCTGCACCCTTGCTCACAACCACGTTGGCAACGCCACGCACGCCAGCGGGGCGGGCTTGACTCACGCCGAGCTGATAGAAGCGACCTTGGATCACGCCGTCAGTGAAGGTTTCGATAACACCGGTTGCACTTGCTTGAGTCAGTGTGGAAGCTTCACCCAAGAAATACAGCGCAATGTTGTCGGCGCTCACGTTGTCGCAAGTGAAACTGCCCGAGCGGTCCAAGCTCAATTGCACCGAATCATCCTTGGTACGGATACCGGAGTCGGAGTCAAAGTGGTCCAAGTCTTCAGACTCAGAGGTGGTAGAAAACTCGGGGGTGTTACCCAAGTAGCGTTCACCGCTGCCACGGGTAGCGGCGGTCACGGTGACACCTGTTGCAAAGCGGTCAAAGAACACGCGGCCACGACCGAGTGTGTAATTCTTGCCACCAAGATCAGCGGTTACTGGCATTTTAAGCTCCTAGAAAAATGAATGAAAAAGAAAACTGACAATCGGATTATCACCGAAGTATCTGCGAATTAAGAATCAGCTTCTTTGACTAAACCGACACGCACTGGCAAATAGAAAAACGACTTAGAGGAAATGCCTTCAGTCGGTGGGCGCACAACGCCAGGGCCAAACTGAAACGAGGTAACGAGTGCGCCCAACATAAACATATCGGGGTACTTTGGTGCGCCTGTGTGAGAGTGACTTGCAATGAGCTTTTGCATTTGCATTTCAACAACTTGCATCAATTGATACACAGCGTCAGTCGGGTTTTCTGGATCGTCTTGACACCATCCCTGCACGAGTAGATTCCAGTTTTCCCAACGACCCTCGCCGTTAGCACCCACAAGCTGCGCAGAATCCGGGCGGGGAGCTTCCAGAATCGACACCATTGTTTTGGGATCAGATTCACCATAGACGTTGCGCCCACGAAAGACGGCATTGGACAAATCAAAACCCGCATAGTCCGCAACACCCGGCTCATCTTTAATCAGCTTGAGGTGAGCGGTCAGCGCTTTGAGCACCTTGAGTCGGTATGAATCATCCACGGTTTGACATCCTTGAAAATTGACGTAGAAATTGTTTGGTCACAAGTTGCCCGATGGCTGCAGAGTTGTCTTTTGCCACACCCCGAAACACTTGGTCAACAGAAGGACCGTACAACAGGTACAGATTGTTGGCAAGCTTCACCGCAGAGCCTGAGTTGCGCAAGCTTTCGCCTTCTTTGATCCGCACAGCAAGGCCCGTATTGCCGTTGCGCAGGTTGACTAGAAAGGCTTTCTTGAGCTTTTCGGTCTTGCTGCCACGGACGGTAACCCTCACCCCTGTTCGGCGCGTACTGGCGGGCGTTTGGCCGCGTGCAAAGCGTGCGAGGGAAGTAGGGCGGTCCCTACCCCGAATCACAGCCTCCAAGCTGCTACGGGACGCACGGCGCACAACACGCAAGTGACCGTCCACATAGTCTTTGGTGAAGTTGACTTGATCCCGCATATCGCTTTTCAGCAAGGCCAAACCGTCCCGGTCAGCGACTTGATTGATAGCCATGCTCATGGCTTTCTGTGCGATGTCCGGTAATGCCTCGAAAAAGCCCTGTAGCTTGTCAAGAGCTACCGCGTTGATCGAAACACTCATGACCGGACCACCTGCCAAATTTCCTCAAGTTGATTCTTGATTGGGTCACGGACAGTCAGCAAGAATTCGACACCCGGTAAGTCGTCCAAGGTCACACGCCCATTGCGGACAAATGTGATGCCAGGGGTTGCGGCGGGCTCAAAGACAATTCGCTCAACGCTCACCATCGTTTCTGCGTAACCTGCTTCCACAAGATCACCGATTTGATCCAACTTTTTGTGGTGGTAGCGGGCTATCACAGGCGTGGGAGCGCTCAGGGAAGAATCCTGATAGAACGCACCAACGCCGAACGTGTCATGCACGCTGCGGCGTAGTGCGGCTTTCGCGGCTGCGAAATTGAAGGCCATTACTTCTTTTCAGAAACAGCGGCTTCAGCGGGAGCTTTTGCAGCAACCACCGGCTTGGACAGAGCCACGGGATTGAGGCGTTCGATTTCCTCAACTTCGTGCATTTCAAAGTCGAAAGCTTTGCCAATAGGCGGTTCAACTTGCGTACCGTTGCGGACCACGAGGACCGGCTTATTCACAATGCGTGAAATCATCAGAGTTACTCCAAGAGTTGCGGGAATTACAGTGTTTCGCTAGTAGCGGGACCGGCTGTTGCACGAGCAGCGTCACGAGCGGCTTTGGCGGCGGCTTTGACTTCAGCGGGCGTCTTTTCAACAGATTGCGACTCATCCAAGTCGATGGTAGCCGTGGTGCTCAGGGCATCCGGGGCAACCGCCAAAATGTCATCGATTTCTTGTTGGGTCAGGTCGTGGGTTTGACCGGGTTGCAGGGTGACACGCTTGCTGTTGCGAACCAATGTCACAGATTTGGTCAGAGTGCGTTTAGGCATTTTAAGAATCTCCAGGGTGAAAAAAAATGAGCGGTGAAAAAGGGTGCTCAGTTACGAGACACCCTTTTTATCACAAACCAACTTGATTAGTCAGTAACGACAATCTTGAAGCTGGCATTTGGGTTCTTGGGAACCATCAGTGGGGAAGACTGAGACATGATGTACTCAACGCTCGGGTCTTCGTTTTCCCACATTTTTGTGAAGACTTCCAAGGCTTTCAGGCCTGCACGGAAATCCTTGATAGCGCCAAAGCAACGCACACCGGCAACGCTGTCAGGCACGCCGACACAGGTTTTTTGATCCAAGAAGAATTGCTCATTGCCGGTGCTGTCCACGTACTTGGAAGTGTCAACCCAAGCTTCAATGCGACCTGCGCCGTCCAAGCCTTGAATCACGCCCATGTACTCTTGACCTTCGTAGCCGTCAGTCATGCGAGTGACGCGAGTTTCCAAGCCGCCATAGTTGACGTTCATCAGCTCTTTCAGGTCAACGCGATCCGCAAAGTGGTCCCAAGCGGTTTGACCAAAGACGACTTTCTTGATGCGTGCGCCCGAACGGTTGTTGGCGTTCACACGAGCTGCTTTCAAGTCAGCCAATGGGTCAGCGCCGACTTGGCTCCAACGAGCTGCACCGGCCAGCACGTAGCTCAGGGACGGGTCACGGCGGAAGTTCACCGTAACGGTGGGGTAGTCTTCACCAGTGATCGTCACTTGACCGTCAATCAGCGCACGAGAAGCAAGCCACTCATTGCGGTTGACCAACATGGTGCGCTGTTGCTTCAAGATTTCAGCGATGACCGCCAAGCGGCGTTGCTCCAAAGACATGGAGCCTGTACCCAAGGCTTCACCGGCACGGCGAGGGATCACCATGTTGGGGTCAACAACGTGCTTGGGTTTGACGTAGGCGGGCTTGAAGCTCACCGAGTCGTAACCGCTCAGGCTGTGGACGCGACCTTGCACGTTGGGGGCCACGAAAGGTGCCAACTTGCGATAGTCGGTGTTCACGCGGTCGAACAAAATGTCTTCAGTCTCGAAGTTGATTTGTTCGGGGAACATGGTCAACCAAAAAGGGGTGATTACCTTTTGTTGTCCCATCACACCCAAGAGGGTGGTTGTGTCATAAATTTGACCGGCCATTTTGATTTACTCCTGAAATGATTGTTGTGAGTGGCGATTAAGCCATAGGCGTGTATTCGCCGCCAAAGGCCAAGTCGCCAATGGTAATCGGAGTGCCCATGAAAAACAGCTTGCGTTTTGCCAAGGTGTCTTGAGCTGCAGGCCAAGTCAAAGCTTGGTGGTTAAATGCGCCGCCTGTATAGAACGGGACATTTTGACCGGCTTCAGCGGCTTGTGCAGCAATCACGCACTTGTCACCTGTGGTCACACCTGTGAAATTGGTGCTCAGGCCAGTTGCAGTCAAGACGCAAACTTGGTACTTGGTAACAGCAACAGTGGCAACAGAGTTACCCGTAGTGATAGGGGCTTCACCCGCAAAAAGCTGTTCGACTTCTTGGGGGCCGTGGATCACACCGCCAGCGGCGAGGTCAGAAATAGGCATTTGGATTCTCCTTGAAAAGTTTTGCTGGATTGCCGATTACTTGCTGCCAACCTTCACGCCGGTAGCTTGCGCTTGGGCACTCAGGATTTTTGCAACCATGTCACCGCCCGCTTGTTCGCCGCCGCCTTGTTCGGTTTCAGCGCCGACTTGCGGGTGCTGAGAAGCGTCCATGACTGCTTTGAAAGCGTTGGGTGCTGCGGATGCGCTTTGTGCGGTTTCTGCAGCGGCTGCAGCCAACACGCCCTTGGCTTGATCGACGGTCATATCCGTGTTCATTGCCAAGTGATTTGCCAAGGCTGTACGGCCTTTGGCTTCCTCACAAGAGGTGATGCCCGACACGCGGGCACGTTCGGCCACGCGGGCATCGTTTGCCGCTTGTTGAACGGCGTTTTGCTGGTCGGCTGCTTGTTGGTCAGCTCCCGGCTCTTTAGTTGCGGTAGTCATGTGGACCCCTTCAGTGCGCAGTTGAAAAGTCGAGCCGGATAGCTCGTCGAAAAATGCCTGCACCGCCTGGTTAGGCGTTGCAATGGCATGGATAAGGCCGAGGGATAAGGCTTCCTCGGCCCGGTAGATACGTGACTTTGTATCACGCACTCGCTGTTCATCAATTCCAAGGTTTTCAGCAACCAAGGAAGTAAACATGCCATATGCAGTGCTAATACTTGCCTGCATGTTGGCTTTGACCGGCTCAGGTAACGGACCATACGGGTTACCGTCAGCCTTGTGCTCGGACTCATAAATCAGAGTTACTTTGTACCCGGCTTCATTGAGCATTTGGCTCATGTCAACGTGCATTGCAATCACGCCGATAGAGCCCACGCCGCCGCTTGGGGTCAAGGCAATCTTAGAGCACGCGGACGCGATGGCATAACCTGCGCTGTAAGCGTTCGAGTCGATTGATCCCAAAATTGGTTTGATGGCACGAGCTGCCCGGATGTCGGCTGCGAGTTCAAACACGCCCGCCGCTTCACCACCGTAGCTGTTGATGTCCAGGACAATACCTTTTACGTCTTCATCAGCCAACGCGGCACTGAGCTGCGCCCGGATGAAGTTGTAACCGGTGACTGAGCTGTACGCCCAATTGAAACGGTTTACCAAAGTACCGCTGACGGGGATGATTGCCATGCCGTTTGCAAAAGCGAAGGGCTTGCGTTGCTCAGGTGCGTTGAAACCAAAAGCCGAGCACATTTCAGCACGGCGGTTCATGAAAGCCGCAACGGCTTCTTCAGGTTTAGTCTGAGCCATGTGCTGAATGTCCGCACCAATCGCAGCGTAATGCGGGGCAACGGCCACCTCTCGCAAGTTCATGCGGGTTAAGGCTGCGCGGGCTGCAAAGTCACTCATGGTAGGTATCCTTCATTCTTGGCATTGTATGCGCGGTTATTGTATCTACTTTCTATCGATAGCCGAAAGAAGCAAAAAAGACAAAAGAAAACCCGCCGAAGCGGGTTTGTCAAGGGTTGGCTTTTTCTTTAGTCGGGGTTAAAACATTCCAAGTACCTTTACTTAAACCTCGATCATCATTGTAAATATCGGTCATAGCTTGGTGTTTATGGCCCAATAAAACACGCGTGTCCACGCCTTGTGCTCGATAAAGCCGTTCCGATAGAGAACGACACTCATGCAGGGATGCCGGGATGCCGTCTGCGCACGGGATCACTACTTTTCGGCATTCTTCAAACCTTGCTGAAAGTGACGCATCCGCAAGTCGTTGACCGGTGCTCTTGTGAAGCAAATACGCACTAGCGATGCCGGATGATTTACAGCGCTTAATTACTTGCTCAAGCGTGCAATCAAGCACCTCTAACTTTAAGCTCAGGGGTAACGCCACGCGTGTGCCGGTTTTAGCTTGTTCGATGTGTAGGTGACCGTCCCAAACGTCAGCAAATTTCATTTTGACTAAATCGGATCGGCGTTGTGCAGTGACAAGTGCCAAAACGATCATGTTTGAAACCCATGGCGGCATTTGCGCATCCGCGTGGTTTTTAATTTTTAGCCATTGCTCTAAAGTTAACCTCTTGCGTTGAACACGCACGAGTGGAGCTTTTACGCTGATTGCGGGGTTCCTGTCAATCCAACCGTAGTTCATGCACTCGTTGAACAGGTCTGCAACCTCGTGCAGCACTCGCTTGGCCGTTTGCGGGTGAGTTTTTGAAATGTCCAGGATCATTGCGGACACTTCATGCGGCCTAACCGACCCAACAGTACGCTCGGCCAAATAGCTTAAAACATGATTCAAAGCGCCGTGACGATTTGCTTTTGTTTTTTGACTAATTGGCCGAGCGTCAATCAGCTTACGGTAGACGACTGCCCACTCTCCTACGGTTCGGAACTTTGGAGTAAACCGACCCAAAACGTAGGAAAAAATTGACATCATCACCACCGTGCTGAGGGGATTAGAAGTTGTTAGCCGTGTTGCTGATCTGCTTCCAGCTTCCGGCCGCGCCAGTTGCATCGCAAACCACGGCGTTGAAGTCCGCAATGGTGCCCCGCGTAGTGGCCGACTTCTGAACCGTCATCGCGCCAGGCGTGCGAGCAATGCCGGTACCGCCAATGTCAATGCCGATGCCCATGCAGTTGCGGATTGTTTTCGACGTTGCCGCACCGCCAAACGCATCATTTGCATACAGACCCTTGCCCGATGGAATGGTCAACTCGAAGCCGCCAGTCGTGGCCTCGATGTGATTGCCGACTTGATACCCGTTGCGCTCCGCATAACCAATGTAGAGGGCGTGCGAGTTAGAAGCCGACTTGTAGCCCTGTCCGCAGTTGATAGAGATATAACTATCAATGGAGGTCGAGCAAGGTGAGCTGCTGGCCGTGTGGTTGACGCCATAGCGCACGTTCTTAGTCATCAGCTTGCCGATTTGCAGTGTGTCGATGCGGCCGGCGTTGTTGATGCAGATGGACACGTTTTGGTAAGCAGGTGCGGAATAGCTAATGCTTTCAATTTGCACGTTGTTGACCGCTGCGCCACTTGTGACCAACAGCACGTTTGCCGTTGCCGTGTTGGCAGGCGTCATAGCCAGTTTGCCAGTTTGTAAAGAGTCCACTGTCATACCGCTGGTGACGTTAATCATGGGCTTCGCTGACACTTGGCTCCAAGAAATATCACCGATAACGACTTTGCCAGCGGTGGAGGCCGTAGCGCTCACGCAGCCGGGGTCGTTAATCAGGTTAATCAGACCTTGACCGCCAGAAATGCGGCCACCCACTTTGCCAACAAACAAATCACGAATGGTGCCCAGCGCAGAGCCAAAGTATTTGAACGCAGTGAGCGAGCCGGATGGGTACAAGCCATCTGCTACCACTACGCCATAGTCACCTTGCTTGTAATTGGTGGGCAAATATTGGGGATAGTCGCTGTTACCCACCGCCACCATGTCATCACCGGTGTATCCGCGCACGTTGCGCACTGAAATATCGTCTCCGTGGCCTTGGAAGTGGACGCCATCAGAATCGGTTTCAAAGTCAAGATTGGCAATATCTGCGTCATAAGCACCATACAGCGCATAGACGTACTTCTGGGTATTCACCCCCGCCTGCTCTTGAATCTTGAGGCCCTTGACGTTCCAGAGAAAAACGGCGTGGCAGTTGAAGTTATCGGAGCCGGTCAGCGCGGTGCGGTTGTAGTCAAACGCTCCGCCCCTGAGCGAAATGTTTTTGTTTGCAAGGGCAAAGGTGATCGTGCCGGTTGCGGGACTTGTCAGGCCTTCGGCTGGTGCATCGTCCGCAGTCAGCTTGTACTTGAATGTGAGGCCGCTTACCTCGGTCACGATGTGAGCGCCGTTATAGGCGTAAGGCGTAGCACCCAACACCACGACAGCTTTGCCAACTTGAGGCAGGTTTACAGCGTCGGCAAGAGTCGCCACAACAGTAATGCCGTCAGCACTGGTAAGGCTGGAAATTGCCTTGTTTTCGGCGTTCCACTCGCTGTTGCGCAGGATATTGCGCCGTGCGCCCGCTGCGTTTTTAATCGCAGTGCGAGGGCCGAGAACCAGCGATGTGTCGTCATAAATCGTTAGCGGAGCATCCACATACACATCACCCGCCACATCAGCCAGCACTTCGCCTTGACCATCGAGCCACGCCTGAATCAATGCCCTGTTTACGCTTGCCAGCGCGGGAACGTTTGGAGTCAGGCCAAGGACTGGAAGCCGCACAACGCCATCACCCACACCCAATGCTCTCTCTCCGGTGAGCTGATTGGTTTTTACCGCAGCGTAATGTGTCTCTTTGCGGTCTTGATCGGCAACAACCAAACCACCGTCCAAGCCAACCATGACACGGGAATATCCCTCGGGTGCATCTGGCAACTTGTCTGGATTGACGTGTTTCAAGAGTAAGTCTTGCATTTGAGTAGCTCCTTTAAAAGACTTGATTATGCCTAGACTCAGCTTGAAGTTACAACCAATCTACGCCATCCCAACGCTTCAGTGACGCATTTACCCAATCCAGACCATCCCAACGCTTGAGCGAGGCGTCTACCCAACCACCGGCTGTATAGACTTTCACGTAAAACGCGGGGTCGGTCAGACTAACTCCAATGAGTGCAGCGGTGTCCGAGTCGGGGGATTCACTAACAACGAGTAGACCTTGCGCAAAGGCTTCCCCTGTGGCCGTCATTGTGTCAAAAAGCTCTACCTCGGCACACGACACAGCGCCAACCGCGTAGACCTTACCTGTGGCTGTAGCGCTATCCGAACCTACTTCGACCGCAGCAAACATGCCGAGGATCAAAGCTTGCCCGGTCATCACCACACTGTCAGCGCCACTTTCTACAGCACTCAGGAAACCCGTGCGAGGATCACTTGTGGTTGCGCCGGTTCCTGCAAAGGTATCAACGCCTGTCTCAGTGGCAGCGATTGCACCTTGGACCCGGACAGCACCTGCGCCCGTGAGCGTGTCTGCCCCGGCTTCAGTGGCGATCAGTGATCCCTGAGTGCGGACAGTGCCCGAGGCTGTGATTGTGTCAGCGCCTAGCTCGGCAACCGACATTACGCCTTGGACCCGGCTGACCCCTAAGCCTGCAAACGTGTCACTACCGCTTTCGGCAACAGTGGTTGCACCTTGGACCCGAGCAACGCCAGTAGCGGTCACCGTGTCAGCGCCTGTCTCAGTGACAAGCAGTGAACCGGTACGCGTATTTTCTACAGCTTGACCCGAGCCCCCGAAAGTGTCCGTGCCTGTTTCAGCAACAGACAGAGCGCCTCGGGCAAGGGTAGAGCCTGTGCCGGTGAGCGTGTCCGCGCCTGCCTCGGCAACGGTCAACGAGCCCTGTGTAAAGGTGAGGCCCGCACCCGTGAATACGTCACTGCCTGTCTCGGCTGCAAGCAAGGAGCCCTGCACACGGATCACGCCTGTGCCGGTGAGCGTGTCAGCGCCTGTCTCGGCAACGGTCACCGAGCCCTGCACACGGCTTGCACCAGTGGCTGTGAAGCTGTCAGCTCCGACTTCAGTGGCAGTCAGTGCGCCCTGGACAAAAGCAAGGCCGGTAGAGGTGAGCGTGTCAGCGCCTGTCTCGCCAACGGTCAACGAGCCCTGTGCCAACATGCCACCCGCAGCGGTCAACGTGTCAGCCCCAGCTTCAGTGGTGGTCAGCGTGCCTCGGGCAAGGGTAGCGCCTGTACTGGTGAGCGTGTCGCTACCTGCCTCGGCAATGGTGATTGCACCTTGGACCCGAGCTGTGCCCGAGGCTGTGATTGTGTCAGCGCCCACCTCGGCAACCGACATTGCGCCTTGGACCCGTACAGAGCCCGAGGCTACCGCGCTATCCGTACCTGTTTCAACAACGGAAAACGAGCCTTGCGCCAATGTACCACCGGCAGCGGTGAGCGTGTCAACGCCTGTTTCAGTGGCGCTCAGTGACCCGGTACGCGTGACAGCGGCTACCGTGCCCGAGGATGCAAAGGTATCGCTACCTGCCTCGGCAACGGTCAACGAGCCTTGGGAAAGGGTATCGCCTGTACTGGTGAGCGTGTCGCTGCCTGTCTCGGCAACGGTAAGTGACCCGGTAACAGAGGCAGCGGCTACAGTGCCCGAGGCTGCAAATGTGTCAACCCCGGCTTCAGTGGCGGTCAGATTGCCGGTAACCCCGGTTTGTGCAGCCGAGGCTTCCCAAAACTCTTGAGCTATTAAGTGGGAGTTGGTGTACGCGTTGCGCTTGACTAGATCACTTCCCTTCAAGCGGCCTACGTTGCCACGCCGGAAAATGCTAGTCGGCATGGGTTAGCCCGCTACGATAGTCAGGTCAAGCTCGGGGATACCCGTGTTGGTACTGTCCGGTGCAACAACAATCCGCAAAGCCGAGTTTTGAAAAATCTCAGGCAATTCTGTTTTCAGAAAATCGTGAGTGTCGCCGTCATTGTTGATGCGGACCCGACCGGACCACAAACGGCGCATGACCAAAATGTTGAACGTGCCCGCTGTGGCAACGGAGCCCGCCACACCCGTGACACCCCGCAAACCGCGATCACCTGAAGCCAAGGGCACTTGCATCATGCGTCCGACTGTGCCCGCTGTACCCAAAGAAACGCCACCTGTAGAGCGCCCGGTAACACCGGCTTCATTGGTGTAGGTCACGCTAAACGATTGGACGCCTGTGCCCGAGGTGACTTGCTCATACCACAGCTCAAGGCCGGTGAAGTCCGTACCACCTAAGACGCGTGAAGCGTATGACGTAGGCGTTTGCCCGGTGACAGCCGCGTTGAACGCATACGCGCCACCTTTCCACAGGATGTCAAACAGGTGAATGCGACAAGCCAAAGAACTACCAAACGCAACCCGACTGAGATAGCCCTTGAGCCCGCCAAAACTAGCCAACGTAGGGTAACCCACGTCACCCGCAACAGGCACAACGCCGGTCGTGGTGCTAGTTCCCGCCAGTACACCCGCCCCCGGACTACCCGCCTGAGCAAACGGCGAAAATGGTGTGGCCGCAATCGCAGACATACCCGCCGTTTTAATCATATAGATATTCTGCGAGGGTGCAGCTAGCAATCCGTCAAGGGTTGTGATAGGCATAGCTTATGCGTGCGTAATAACAGCGCTGTTGATGGTAACAGCTTGGTTCACGGCCAAGTTGTTGTTGTCCAAAATCAAATCAGTGCCGCTTGTGCCCACGGTCAGGCCCGTGATGACATCCACGTCAGCACTGGTGGTCAGAGTTGCTTTGGTAGCAACGCCCGCAGCGGTTGCCGTCGAATTCAAAATACCTGCAGTTCCGCCGTTGGCATCCGAAAAAGTCAAGACGCCAGCGCCACCCACTGTACCTGCCGGGTTGGCAAGAGTAAACGTCGCCAACAACGCGTCAGCCGCAGTGAACAACTTGAGCTTGCCCGCTGTACCGAGTGCAGTGACAACCGCGTTCATACGGGCTACTTTGGTAGCGTTGGGGTAAATGACGGCCATGGTGATTTCCTCTTACGGGTGGACAAGTTAATGGTGCGGATTATAAGCACAGCCCACTACGGCGGAAGCTGCAACCACAAATCATTGATAGCCGGGTTGCTTGGTGCAGTGGCCGACACGGTAAGCGCCGAGCCCCCTGCAGGCGGGCCAGGTGGTCCCGCTGGACCCTGTTGAACCTCGATGATGGTTGCTGTGAGTTCCTGAGCAACTTCCGTCAAAGTCACTTCAAAGTGATCGACGGTTTCAACTAGCTCGACGGCGATGACTTCAGACACGGGTTACATCCTGAATCATGGGCAAAATGCCGCTGACAACCGTGCGCACGTCACCCAAGGCGTCAGTGACTTGAATATCGAAGGCCACGTTACCCACACCGGTAATGATCCGTTTCAAGATGCTCACCGTACCCGCTAAAGGATCGGTAATGTAAATCTGTGGATCAGCACCATCCGAGCGCCAAGTGTAGAGTGGCTGTGCCGATGCGGGCAATGCACGCATTTGCATCGCAATCACAGCGCCGGTCAAGTTCATGGGTACACCATTCAAGGTGATCGTCATGCTCAGGCCACGCCACGTATCACCCGACACATGGGGTTTCAATGTAATTGCCATGGTCAAGCCTCATCCTCAGTTTCAACGACTTTCTTGTCTTCGTCCATCGTTTGCTGCGCGGTGTTTGAACCGGGCTTTTTAGCATCCGAGGTGAAGCTTAGATTGAGTTCACTCATGAGTTTGTTTTCACGGCTTCGCTGACGGAAAATCTTGCGGAAGTCTTCACCCAAACGAGCGCACTCTTTTTCGTAGGTGCTCAGGCCCGAGTTGATCCGCATGACTGCAGCCTGAGTCTCTTTCAACTCATCAATCTGACCGCGTGACGCACCAATCCACTCACACGCGCACAATGCCTCGCGCATGACCGGATCATAGAAAATCTCAGCGCCCTTGCCGGGTGGAAGCGGGATGTTGCCCGCGTTAATTTCTTCTTCAAGCCACAGGATGTAGATTGAAGTTGCCATGCGGTCGGCCACACTCTTTTTGCGACCTTGCATGAACTTCCACACCTCGGCCATAGATGCCCGAGCGGATGAGTAATTCGTCTTGGTGTAGTCCCGGCTAAATTGCTCATAGGACAAACCCAAAGGTGCTGCGGTGTGGCGCAAGAGTGATTCTTCAAACTCACTGCCAACGCCGCCCGGTGTGCCCATGGGCTTGAGGGAAAGCTTTGTGCCAGGAAACAGGTGCGGCATTTTCACGCCGTCGATAGCAATGTTGCTGGACCCGCTTGTGTACTCACTCAGGGCACTCATGTACTGACCGAGCATGTCCGCAAAACCGGGCTGACCCGCACCCATTGCACCAAAGACCATTTCTTTGGGTAACTCTGACTCCACAGCCGCAGCGTATGTCGCGTTGACCACCGCATTCTGTAACACCACGTCACTGAATTTCTTGGTCATGCGCATCTGTTTCAACACGCTCACCATGTCGGCAACGCCACGGGTTTGATCCGGCTGCAATTGCTCAATGATGTGGATGACCTGTTTACGGCCCCATGGCTTTGTCGCAGGCACGTACTTCCATGTCACCTCATCAGAAAACTCAAACATATCTGACGGGTAAGACATGCGAATGTGGTAGCCCAAATGTCGTCCGAAGTTGTCACGGGAGATACCCCGGCGCAACAGCTTTGAGTCCATTTCCCCGTTGGGGTTGCTCAAGCGTGTGGGGGACACCATTTGAATAGCGGTGTTGAATGGTCGGGACGTGTCCTTGTTCAACCACTCGGCGGTTGCCAACACTTCACCGGTCATCAGGAAGCCGCCCACGCCCAAACGTACCAAACCTGTCAGGGTGTTGGACCGGGCCGCGTCAAACCAGCACTCTTGACTATCGGCCATCATGTTAAACCGGGTTTCAACGACACGTTGAAACTCAGTAGCCCATTCCTCAGTTGCCCCGAGGACTTCAAACTCAGGCTGCGCGTTCACACGGAACTGTGTGCCAACGATGCTGTCACGGTGCGTGTGTACCGCACCCATGGCGTAACCGTTGTTTTGAACCATGTCCCGCGTGCGGGCATCTGCCATGTCTTTGACAGGGTTCAATTGCCGGTCAGGTGAAACGATAGCCGGATTCCACGAAAAGGTTTCACGACTTGTGCGCTCTGCACCCTCTAGCCCGCCACCGATGGCTTTTTCAGTGATGCCGAAAATCGACGCCTGTTCGGTTTGTATGTTGGGATGTGTCATGGTCAAAATACGAATCCAGCAGGACCGTTATTGAATCGAGTTGGTGTGGGGCTTTCCAAGTTGACCTTAGTTTGCAACTCCAGAATGTAGTTATACAAGGCTTGCCGGTTGGCAGCGGTGTACTCGATACGGCTTCCGTCAGCCCCATCCACAACCACACGGGCAGACCGTCCGGTCAGCAACTCGTGATAAGCCTTTTGTGCGTCTTTTAATTGCTCTTGAAGGGTCATGGCCCACCTCATAAGTTCACTGGATCGAGCCCGCACAATTGACCGAGGGGCGTAGTTAGCGGCAATTCTAGTCCATTTAGGCCAAAGCCTTGCCAAGTTGGCTGAAGTCAAACGCTTTACCTTGCGCTAGAAAACGGGGTGCAGCTTCCACAGTTCGCACCATGTCATTTTTATCCCATTCAGCGGCCCACAGCGGCGGGTTGGCCCAATCAAGCTGTTCAACCCGGATGAATTCGCTAATCACACAGCCCATCGCCATGTAAAGCAAGTCCCATGCCTCGTTGCGTTCTTTGTTGAGGTTTTCCCACCCCTTTGCTGTCCGCGTTTCTGCGCAAAGCTCATTGTAGAAATTGTCAGACAGCCAATTTGGGAAGCGAATCATGCCTTTACCCGGCTCTACGCAATCCAAACGACCATTGAGCGTGTCCTTGATGACGTTGGCATGTAGGAAAAGGACCGGCACGTCACCACGAGCTGCAGTCATTTTGTCTTTCTTGCCGCTGTCAGGATAGCCCAAGCGCGTGCGCGGAGCCTCGGGGGTGCCCGTACCCTTGCTCAAGCAGAAACGGCGGTGTAGGTTTTGCTCACGCAGCTCCCGGTAGTACCCGTAAGCCATGCCGGTAACACCCTCCAAACCGCCCGAGTCGCAAACGGTGAAACGTATGCCCATCATGCGCCCGCTGTCATCAGACAAGGGGTACTCTTTTTTAATGACTAACTCTGTAATCTTGTGCCAATCTGCAGAATACGTGGCAGGTTTGACCCACAGCAATTCGCCGTCATCGTCTTCCCGGTCAGACTTGACAATATTGAAGCGATCCACAACCACAAGGTCGTAAGGTGCGCCTGGAATAACGCCGTGGATTTGCACCACAAACATATTCTTTTGCACGTCCACGGTTGCAATCAAAAAGCGGACGTTTTCAGGGACAACGCGCTCCCCCAATTCTTCAGCGCGTGACTTGATAACTTCAGGGGAACGGATGTCGTAGAGTGACTTTGGCAGGTACGGTACACCGATGTCCGTGTTAAAGAATTTCACCAAGGCGTCTTCAGACCCGGTTCGTTCAAAGTGGTCGTTGGCGTCCATGAACATGGCGTATAACTTACTCCACGATGTGAAGGCCGCAGCTACGCCGTTCATCCAAAAGCTTGCAATGCTTGTGCGAGGTTCGGGGCCAAACACATGCCCTTTTTTGTCGATACCTTGGCCGTCTTTCAACCAGATTCCCCACGACTGCATAGTGTCCCGCTCATCCGGGTGGATTAACTCACGGCAATGGGGGCAACGCATACGCACAGTCTGTGCCCGCTCGTAGTTTGTACCCGTGGCTTTTTCGTCAATCTCAAGTAAGTCAAACGTACCTTCAAAAAACGCGTCACAGTGCGGGCAAGGCCAATACCAACGGCGGCGGTCCCCACGGTTGTATAGCGCCATGATTCCCTTTGTGGGTGGAGCTTCATGCGGGGTCTTGGGTAACCAGCGTGGGTTTTCCACGGGCCGGGACGGCGATGACTCGGCAACAGTCATGGCGTATGAGCCAAACGTGGTTGTCCGTTTTGATGCCAAGTCAAAAGGCTCACCGTCACCGTCCACGTCATCCGGCATACGGTCACGGTCAGTCAGGATCACGCGTCCGATGGGCTTGCCCGCCAGCTCGGTAGGCGTAGGCCACGACAAGGTAAACAAGAGTCCATTGCGGTAACTCTTGTCAAACTTGTTGTCGCTATCCGCACCGGGCAACATCATGGCCCCGACTTCTGCGCTGTGCCGGTGCAAACGATCAATACGGCGAATAGAAAAGTCGCGGGCGGCGGTCATCGTTGGGCAAACCAACATCAAGTCCAAGGGCTCCACGAGCACGCTGTAAACGAGGGCGTTGACAACCAATGAATCCGTCTTGCCTGTCTGCGCGGGGCCGACAAACACCATGCCGTTGTACCGCCGACTTGCAAACGTGTCCATGGGTTCAATCATGTACTGCGTAGTGTCATTCTTCCAGGGGCCAACATAAGCGCCCGGTGAGTTGACGTACCGGTACTTTTCAGCCGCTGCAGAAACAGACAACCGCTCAGGGGGCCGCAGCATTTCCGCGAGTTGGCAAAAAATGCCTCCTACGGATTTAAAGCGTTTGGTCGTCAATTGACTCTGTGTGCGGCTCATCAGGGGTGTCCTTAAATTTTTCTTGTACGGCCAAGTAAAGGTCGTTGAGCATTGAATCCATCAAATTCTTGACAATGTTGCGCTGCTTTTCGGTCAACTCCACTTGACGTTCGAGGGTGTCAGTGGTCAACAGCGCCGACATGCGCACCAGCTTCACCAGCTCACCCACCGACTCTACGACCTTTGCAGTAGGCCACAGGTCACCCGCCCGTAATTCGTAGTCTTGTTTGGCCTTCAAGCCATTCCAAAATTCCTTTGTGAGTTGCTTTGGCAAGTCGGCGTGGTTCATGCGTTTTATCGCGGCTTCCACGTCATAGATCGGACGCACGAGGTGGGGCGCAGCTTCATGGATCGTCCACGTAGAAACGCCGTTGCGCGTACCGCTTGGTGAGCAATCTTTCAGCTTTTCAACCAAAACCCGGTGATCCATGCGAAACGCAACGCCTAGCTGAGACAGATTTAGTCCGTCAAAAAGCATAGCCTTGGTTTCAGGGTCCATCGACACAGGCCGAGCGGGTTGTTTATTTAGGCTTGTTACCATTTGTGTGATCCTGAATGAGTGCTCTCAATACCTTGGGCTCAAGCCTCAAGAGTGCCTCTATGTGACGGGCGTGGTAGAGCTTCAATGGCCGACTGCCACAACGGCATTGGGCATACGTCACATAGGCTAACCCCATCAACCGGGCGGCGTAGGTTGGCCCGAGTGCCGTATGGCTCTCAAGCTCAAGCAGTAGCGGGTTATGTGGGGTGGTCATGCTGCAGGCATTGTATATGCAATGCACACATGACAAAAAGAGAGGCGGAAACGAAAAAGCCGCTTGGGGTAAAGCGGCTTTTAAGGATTTGCGTTCAACAGCGTTTATTACAAATCGGGGTCACTGGCCTAGAAATTTCTTTCAGTGCTGTAGCGAACTTGCAGTATAGCATCAAAAAGAACCGGCACACAAGGCTTGTTGGGTCGGAGACATGACCACCTGTGTGCCGGTTGGCGTGAGCCAAAGTGCCAGCGTAAAACCCTAACGAAAACGCTGACCCACTGATTCTAAACCTCGGCTTCAGCGTTTCGCTTGTGCAGCCTACGAATGAGCTGTTTGAGAATTGAGAAAAGGTTGTCTTGGTTCAGCTCTTTTTTCACTAACCCCTCGCAGATTAACTCATCAATCGTGCCAATCGCTGTGATGAGTTGCACCACCACCGGGTGTTTCTGACCCTGGCGGGCCAAGCGCCCGACAAGTTGTAGGTACAACTCCAATGACCATGTGAGGTCAAAAAAGACAAGGTTGTGCCCACCGTGTTGCAAGTTCAAACCGTGCCCACCAGATTTAGGGTGAATTAACAACATGGGTATCTTACCCGCATTCCAATCCTTGACGCATTTACCTTCGGTATCCATTACTACCGCTTTTGGAAATGCCTTTTTCAAACGAGCCAATGACGACTTGAAATGGTAGGCAACGAGTATTGTTTTGCCGGGTAGCGAATCTCGAATTTCTTTCAGTGTCTCAATCTTGTGGTCGTGGATATGGTGAACCTTTGTCACCTTCGTCAAGTCTTCGAATTCAATATCCCCTTCCATGGTTGTCTCATACAAAACGCCCGAGGCTATTTGAGTCAACTTTCCAGTCAGGCCCGCCGCTGTTTCGGCTTCAATAACTGAGTCACCTACTTTTACGACCAACTCAGTTTCGAGTTGCCGGTAAATCGCCATTTCATGTTCGGCTAAGACCACAGGTTTTCGGATCACCAATGGCTCATCCATTTTTAGGTAATCCTTGGCCTTCATCACCAAACACAAGTCACTGATTTTTTCTAGTATCTCGTTTTCTGCGTTTGGTCGGGGTTCGTACTTCCGGGTCCACTTGTTGTGATTGAACCATTGATTGCGAAAGGCGGTGATGTTCTTTCCAAGGCGCTCACCCAAGTCCAACAGATAAATCAGGGTCCACACATGCTCAATAGACTCCGCAGCAAACGTGGCTGTGAGCCCGTGGAGCCGCGTAATTAGGCCGGGTGTACGTCTGACCTTGGCGAGTGATTTAAAGACGTGTGTGCTCGAATCTTTGAACAAGCTGATTTCATCAATGATGACTGTCCGGTAAGGCCATTTGCCTTTGTGGAAATTCACGAGCCATTCAAGTTGCTCTTTGTTGATGAAATGAATGTTTGTTGGGCTGCGTGCGAGGTCCGCACGGATTGCATGGCGTTCGCGGGTTTCATGCGTTGGGCCAAGGGCTTGCTGTATCTCCGCTTCAGTTTTGCCGTTGGACAACATCATGTCCCGGTTGAATGAACGCTCTGCAGCTTCTTTACGGTCACGCGCACGCGCCGGAGTTAGTCTAGGGTCGTTGTCACTCTCACGAATCAACGTGTAATTCATGTGAGCAAGGTGTTGCCACAAACCAATCTCGGTAGGCCATGTGTCGGTCATCACACGCACAGGCCCAATGACCAAGATTTGCTCTTTGGTTATCTCACGCAAAAGCCACGCAATCAAAGTCAAAGAGGTGACCGTCTTACCCAAACCTAAGTCGATAAAAAGGTGCGAGAAAGGGTTGTCACGCAAAAACTCGAAGCCTTCGTTTTGGTAGACGTGCATATCGCTACGCCCACGTATCACGTTGGCTAACTTAGTTTTCACGTAATCATCTAAAGAGAATTTTTGCATTTTCGAGGCTGTCAATAACGTGAACTTCTACGCCTTGTTTTTGTAAATCCGCGTGTCGAAGTATTTGCTGTGACTTGGGTTCTTTGTTGGGGGCTTTGAATTCAACCAACATGATTCGTCCATTGCGTGCGCAGAAGCGATCAGGAAAACCCCGGCGCGATTGGCTCACAACTTTTTCAATGAACCAACCCCGTGTCTTTGCGTATTCTGTGGCCGGTCCTTCGATGTCGTCTATTTCCTTGACAGTGCGTTGATAGAAAGCTTTAGTGGTCATAGATCGTCTTCACAATTCGTCTGCGCCGTCTTCCATGTAGGCACTGATAAAAGTTTTTGCGACTTCCGAGTTGATTGCGTTTCCATAGGCACGCAGGCGTCCCACGCGTCCGGGAGCCCCATGAGCCAACGGGAATGTGCCGGGTTCAACTGCCCTCCACTTTCCATCTTGGCAGTAGAGCCAGTCAACATCACGCCATCTACCGTTAGTCGGGCCGGACCTTGCACCATCTTTACCATTTGAGTCAAGCTGCGCCCCGTCATTCCCGCTGTAATTCCCGTCCCGCCCCGTGTCCCGTCCGTGGCTGCAGGTGTCGGCCAACCCGCTAACTGAGCTACCACGTCCAACGTGTCCGTGCTTATTTTGCCGTTCCGTATCCGACCACCGATGTAACCGCCCTTGTAATCCCTCGTGCTCGGAGTCGGCCACGAACCATAGTCGTTGTCGGATGTTCGGTGAGCCGACGCCCGCAGCGCAAAGATCAACAGCCCCGAAGGCGTACCTCGATGCTTCCATGTCAGCGTGTACAAGGTCGAGCCACTCAAGACCATCTTTGCTTGCAACCTGTTCGCCAAAAACCGTTGGAGGACGGCACTGTTCGATGAGGTAATGCCAGGTCGGCCAAAGATGCCGCTCGTCAGCAAATCCAGCTCCTTTGCCTGCCGCGCTGAAAGGTTGGCAAGGGCATGAACCTGTCCATACGGGGCGGTCGTCGGCCTAACCTGCTTGTCGCAAGGCTCGGCTCCAAACTCCGATTCCTGCAAAGAAATGGCATTGGGTATATTTTTTGAGGTCGTTGGGTGTGACATCTTCAATACTTCTTTCGTCAACATCACCGGGTGAAATAAAACCGGCTTTTATTAAATTACGCAACCACTTTGCTGCAAAGGGATCAATTTCGTTGTAGTAAGTTGGTTTTATATTTTTTGAAACGTAAGTCACAAGGTACTCTCTTTCCGACACTTGGCGCAGAGCTTGTAATTTAATGGCACAGCGTCATCCTCAATCCACTTTTCACGCATATTTTTTGGAGTCTTGCCACACCGGGCAATACCCACGGGCAAAAGAACCTCGTGGTAAGTCTTCTGGTCAGCCAAACGGCCCAAAAACACGCCTGTGCGGCCCGCCAATGAAGGGTCAAGGGTAGGTAGGCCAATGTCTTGAAGAATGGCCGTAGCTTCACGCAAATACCACGAATAGTTGATGTCTTTTGGAAACTCTTTCGGCAAGGTCATCAAGGCCATTGCACCGTCACTCTTAGGGACCGCGTTACCACTCAATTTGTAGACTAACCCTGTCTTGTGTTTGGTTCCGTAAGCCCACCGAACGGCCTTGCCGAGTAGCTTGCCGTCTTGATCCAACGCGCCGCCTTTTACGGTGCGTATCGTGACAAATTTGCGGATGTCGCGGCAAGCCATAATGGTTTGTTCGAGTGGGGTATTGAACTTCAGCAATGCAATCACTGCGTCAATAGTGATTTCGCAGTTCGGGTTTTTTTTCATCCCGTCAGCACCGCGCAACCCTGGACCCGCAGGCGCAAACGCACCCTTGGATTTGACTTTGCCGTCCATACCGATTGCAAGAAAGTTGTTGACATCACGGGAGTGCAAAGAGCGGAGGTAAGTCTTTTCCAGTTCCAACAACGTGTCGAATTCCCAATCCATCAAAATGACAGAATAGTCCTCTCTACGGCCACGGGGCACGCGGGTGATAAAACCGTCAGTGTTGGCAGATATGACTTCAAATCCGGCCAACCACAAACGCTCAATCAGCATCAGCAAACTCAATTGCCCGGTGATCGTTGTTTGAATCATCATGTCCGGTGAGTAGACTACGGAGAAAGCCGATCCAAGCTTTCCATACAAGCCGTTCAGGGTCAGCTTCAATGACTCCGCAGTACCCTTGTCACCGGCTTTCTTGGCAGCCAATCGGCGCTTGTAGATGCTGCGGTAAACGGTCATGAACACATCACCGATATGCTTTGGTGAGTACCCACCATTCAAAATCAAACTCGGGTAGTAACTCGCCACGTCAGCATCAATTAACTCAAAGTCGTCATCCGTCACATAGGTAGTTTTGCTTTCAGAAGAATGCAACCCACCAATACCCATGCGAAAGACGTTGTTGCCAAATTTAATTGTCAGATCATCAAGCGCCGGGGGTGTTTCTACGATGAGTTTTCCATTCACAACGAATGGGGATGTCGTCACAATTTCAAAGGCTCGTTGGAGTTGCTCTGTATGAAATTCAAGGTACAGCGGAGCCACGTATTTGAATGTCTTGGGGCGGGCTTCAGGTCGGTAAAGTTTTTTGCGTGTGACGCGCTCCACTTCCTTTTTAAGCACGGCTTCTGCTACCTGTGGACCGGATTTACTGCGCAAATCAATCTCGTATTCATTACTCATTGAAGCACGTAGATCAATGCCTTCTTTTAGCTCAAAGTATTTGGCACGAGTAAGGCCGAGGTCGTTACGCAGGTAGGTAATCATTGTTTCCCGTTTAGCTTCCGTGATGCGGTCATCCGGGCTAAAGGGTAAGTCCATCATTGTCTCGTAATGCAAGCGCCCGCCGTACATTTTGAGGCTTGGGCGTTGAGGTGATCCAGGTGATACCTCCATCAAGTCAATGTGGTCAATCCACGCGGGTAAGCTGACGTTGTATTGCTCGTAAAACTGCCACGGCTTGATGTCAGAATGAATGATCGTGTCACTCGCTTGCTTCAGCTCACCGTTGGTTGCGCCGCTCATTGCAAGGGCAATCATAGGCAAGTCATAGTTGATACCGTTAAAGCTAATCACACGGTACTTTTTAAAGGCACGAGCGATGCCTTTCAAATCCAAAACTGAGTCATTCCATTTCTCAAAATGCAAGATTTCTTGAGTGTCAACGTCCATGAAACCAATTGACCAATAGTTGACGTAGCACTCGGTATCGTGAACCGCTGTTGGTCGTTTTTCGGTGTAATCCATGCTTTCACTTTCAAAATTGAGTTGCCAAAAGCAAAATAACCGGCTGTCATAGGAAGCCGGTTATTCGCTGCATAACGCTAGGTCAGATTACAGACCGTCATCACCTTCGTCGTCGTCACCTTCAACTTGGTCCCACACGTCGTTGTCATCGACTTCGCCGTTGCCGAAAGGTGTGTCTTTCTTCACGTACTGAATGCCAATGAAACCGGCGTTGACTTTCTTGCCATAGTCGTTGTCCTGAAACCATGGCTTGATGAGGATGTTGAACCAAAAGCCGCTTTGAAACATGGAGCGGACTTTCTCGCTGTCAGTCACCAATTCGCCTTCACGATCCCGGCATTTCGGTTTCTTCAGCTCAGAAGCGTTGACGGTCCAAGCAGACTCGTATTCTTCCTTGGCAGCGTCATCGCCGTCACGGATGAACCAATCTTTTTTACCGACCTTTGCGTCTTTGTTGTCCTTCAAAACTTTCTTGATGAATTCTTCACAAGCGGCCCGTGCAGCCTCATGTGTTTCCTTCGGCAAGATAGCTACGAGGCTGTACTTTGCAGGTGCTTCGCCGCCGTCATCACGCTTGGCTTTGCCCTTGTAAGGTTTGTCCGCGTGGACGTAGGAGCCACGCACGTTATCCAGACGCATAGTACCGTCGCTATACACAACAAAGTTCTTACCTTTTTTCACAATTTCGCGTGTTGCCATTTCACATTTCCTCATCTTCGTTTACAGGGTCGAGGTTCTCAAAAGAGGCCTCGGTTAAATCAACCAGTGCAGGCCGTTTGTCTTTCAACGGTGCAAGGGTTGGTCGGCCAGGTGGTTTGTAGGTCAAACCCTCCAGCAAACTCGGGATGTCTCTGCTTTTGTGACCCGCGATCCGCAACAGCTTTTCACACTGCGCAGGACTCGCTACCTTTTGGGTCACGAGGCTGTCATAGGGCACGCCTAAAGAGACAATATTACTTACGGCTTCGGTATCGTCAATGAAGACCCTGCGGCTGCGGCCTTCGACAAATTTCCATCCGTACTGTTCGATGTTTTCACCATCGTTTGCGCGGCGGGCCAACTCTGCATCGAGTGACTCCCACCAACGATTCGCCATGGTCCGATAGGTCAACATGCTTGTTATCTGCGAAGTGGTCAAAGTGAACACATCAACCGGTGCAATACCAAAGTCAAGATCGTCCACGCGGTCTTGAAACGCTTTAATCACGGGTACTGGTGTGGGAGTGTCCAAATTCTCAAAAACGCCTTCTGTAAGCTCTGCTTGAAGCTTTGCATTGGCTGCGCAAGACGCCATGACTCGGCAAAACTGGCATTGCTTGACGCCGGGTTTGCGGGGCGCATCCAAGCTCCACGCCAAATCCATTTGTTGCTGTGCCCAATAGGAAAAGCGGAGTAACTCTGCGCGGCTGATTACCCATGAGTCGAAGTGATCGAGTCGGGGTTGTGCAATACGAATTTCAATCTCTTGAATGTCGTGCTCACCGTCAAACTCTTTGTCAAACTCATACAGCGCACCAAGGGCGTACAACATGCCTTGGGTGTTGAGTTCCGCGTAAATGATGTGGTTTGTACCGAACTTCCAATCAGCAACCACCATACGGCGGCGGTCAATCGCAATGAAGTCTGCAGTACCCCGCTGACGGGGGATCGGTGTGATGCGTGAAAAGTCAACCCGGCGCTCGAAGTAATGAGTCCCTGGTAACAGAGCCACCCAATCAACGCACATTTGGCAGTAATTGAGCATCTTGTCATCAATCTCAATCATGTACCCCCACTCACCCGACTCCACAAACTCAAGTGTGTCAACTAAATGGTCCGGGCGTTTGCCGGTTTTGAGCCATGTTTCAGTCACGCCATGGGCAACAGTGCCATAGGCTGCATCTGGACCCGATACGTCTTTTGCAAGCAGGTTTGGCACAAGGCTCCCGCTGCATTCAAGCCACATAGATGAGCTTGACGGTGAGAAGACACTATGCCCCGATCCATCACGGATCATGGCGAGTTCTTCCAGATTTACGGGTTTCAGTTTCATCGTTTACGCGTGTACTTTTTGAAGAACCCCTAAGTCAGCCTTCAGCTACATCAGCGGTTAAACGATGTACTGACATAGGGGTTCATCAAAAAGCCCCACCGGAGTGGGACTTTCGGGAAGCTGCAGATTAAGCAGGCTTCACAGCGCCGATGCGGAAAGTTTTGATAACCGCTTCTTTCGGCTTGCCTTCGGGGTTAATGTTGACTTCAACCCATTCGCCGTTTGGCTTCTTGTTGACAGCCACCACTTTACCGGTGACTTCTGCGCCCTTGATGAGCACTTTAACTGCAAGACCTTTTTTCATCGTGTACTTTCAGAGTTGCACAATTACATATCTTCTTCAGCCAAGGCTTGTTCGCAGCCGTCATACAGCTTGTCCCAACCTTCGGCAGTCTTGATGTCCGCCAGCTTGTCGAAACCGGCTGCTTTGATGATGGCTTTGGCAGCGGGCACGCCCTTGTCAGCCTTCACCTTTTCGATGGCAGCTTTGGCTTCGGTTTCGGTGTGCTTGGCAACGTATTCGTCAGCCTTGGGAGCTTTCTCAGCCTTCGTGGTTTTTTCAGCCTTGGTGGTTGTGGCTGCAGGAGCTGCAGCGCCACCGGCCAGCAGGGCAGCGGTGTTTGCGTTCACGGCTGCAATCAGGTCTTCAATTTTTTGTTCCAAGCTCATTTCAATCTCCATTGATACGCCCAAAATTTAAAGATGCAAGCAACGTGGGCTATCGCTACTCACAACAAACGATTGATTCGTCAGTGGTGCAAGTATATCCACAATTTTTAGAAAATTAGAACAAATGTGGAATAAAATTTGTGCCATGACAAACGGAGCCTCTATGCAATTCCCTAAATGGGCTGACAGTTCGGAACTGTCCAAACAACAAAGAGCCAGTGGACGACTAAAGTTCATCACATCCACCCTAGCTACTGAGCTGAGTCCCCGTGCGAGTATGCGGGCCTTGGCAGAGCAAGTGGGTCTTGAGCACTCGACTATAACCAAGTCGATCAAGCAGGGCTTTTTTTCCGAAAAATCAGCTATCACCATGACGTACCATCTAAAAACTCAGTCGCCATGGCTGACCGTGGAAATGCTGACATCCCCCATGAGCATTCGTAAGACCCGCCGACCTTGACAGCGTTCATGTGCGAGGTGGTGTTTGACCACCAAAAAACTTGAAAAACTGTAAATACAAGGGCGGTTAGATGACTTATTTTCAATTTAGAGCCATGGGGTCGGGCTCATGAGCGGTCCATTTCAAACAAAAGGTCTTGCCTATATTGAGCAAGGCTATGCAATTGTGCCCATCCCACGCGGTAGCAAGGGTCCAACGCTGGATGACTGGCAAAGCGAGTACGCAAGCACAGCCGAACGCCACGCAGAGTTAGTCGAAGACTACGGTAATTGCGGTATCGGCATCATTGCGAAGTTCAACCCGGCAATCGACATCGACACGCTTGATGAAGCGATGTCAGAGCACATGATTGAGTGGGTGCGTGACAACATCGCGGATGCACCGCTACGCTACGGCCAAGCACCCAAGGCTTTGATGCTGTTTACCTGCGCAACACCGTTTCGCAAAATCACGTCAGCCAAGTACATCCGTCCAGGTGGGTCGAAGAAAGGTGAGCGCGTTGAAATCTTGGGTAATGGTCAACAGTTTGTGGCTGACCACATCCACCCGGATACCAACAAGCCGTACTTCTGGCAGGATGATGAGGCAAGCCCGCTGACTGTCAACGCTATCGACCTGCACATGCTCACGCTGGATGAAGCGTTGGCCGTTTGCCGTGAGTTTGAACGTGTGGCCGAGCTGCGCGGGTGGGAGAAGGTAGCTAACGCCACAAATGCTCAGGGTGATGATGAAGACACACCCACGGCTGAAGACGCTTTGGGGCAGCTCGACCTACCCGAAGAAACCGAGGAAGAAATTGCACGCGTCAAATCCGCTCTTGAGGCCATGGACCCCGAGGTGGAAGACTACTCGTATGAAGAATGGCGCAATGTCCTCTTTGCTCTCAAGTGGACCCAATGGTCATGTGCCGAGGAACTTGCACGCGAGTGGTCCGAGCGATCCGACAAATACGATGCAAAGAATTTCCGCACCGTTTGGAAAGGCGCACAGAAACGGCAACGTGGTCGTGAGCACACTCTTGCTACCGTCTTCCACATGGCAAAGTCTCGTGGTTGGGATGCCTCGCGCAAGCCTACCGAGGAAGACAAAACCGAGCTGCTTTACACCCTGTTGTCCGAAGCGGATGCGCTGTCCCAAATCGTGCGCCCTGGTCGTGCCCTGAAAGAGCTGTTGAAAAAGCTTGCCACGGCTGACCTTGACAACTTGGATGAGGCCGAGGTGCTGAAGGCCATCAAGGCGTCTACCAAAGACTCCATTGCCGACCTGAAAAAAGCAGTCGGTCAGTTCAAAAAAGGTGGTGACGCGATCAGCCCGACACACGCCGGGTACGCCAAATCATTTTTAGCCAAGCTCGAAGAACGCAGCGATGTGGACCCGGTAGGCGTAGAGGGCATGATTTTTCACTACGTCAAGCGCAAAGGGGTGTGGGACGGCCTGCAAGCCCCGGACGCGGCAAGTGTGAAGGTAGCCGATGAATTCGACGGTATGGAGCACTGTGAGCGCCGTAGTGACTACACGGCCATTGCAAACCACGCCTACTCGATAGCTGCACAAGAGAATGAAGACTTTTTCAATGACGCACCCGTGGGCTTGGCTTGCCAAGGTCGCTTCTACTCGGTCAACGCCGAGGGTGAAATTGAACGTGAGCCCATTGGACCGCAGCACCGGCAACGCGTCTTGTCGCCAGTTCGTCCCATTGCTGGTGATAAGCCTCTTTTTGAGAAATTCTTGCACTCCACATTTGAGGGTGAAGGCGAACAAGACCAAATTGACTTGCTGCAAGAGGTCATTGGGGCCACGCTGGTAGGCACGATGGCCAAATATGAAAAGGTGGTGCTGTTTAAGGGTCCAGGCCGTGCAGGTAAGGGCACGCTCATGAAAATCATCGAAGCCATGATGCCCCCTGAATGGCGTAGCGCGATCAGCCCCTTCAAATGGGATAACGAATACTACTTGGCGAGTCTTGCCGGTAAGCGCTTGAACTTGGTGGGTGAGTTGACCGATGAGATTCCAATTCCTGCAGCCAACTTCAAGACCGTCACGGGCCGGGACATTCTGCAAGGTCGTCACCCTGCGGGCCGGCCGTTCAACTTCCGCAATCAAGCTGCGCACATTTTTAACTCAAACTACTTTGTGCATACCAAGGATCACAGTGACGCGTTTTTCAGTCGCTGGATTCTCATGGAGTTCCGCAACAGCCGGATCGGATCAAATGAAATTGAAACCGACTTGGCAAAAAGGATCATCGACGGCGAGTTGTCGCAAATTATGGCGTGGGCGCTTCAAGGGGCCAAACGGCTGCAGGCCCGTGACCGCTTCCTAGATAACAGCGTGCAGGCCCGCATGTTGGCTCAGTGGTCACGTCGCACAAGCTCACTGACAGAATTTGTGTTGGACCCTGATTTCTGCATTTTGACCCGCGATAAAAACGATCACGTCTTGCGTTCGGATTTTTACAAGAGCTACGCGCAGTGGTGCAAAGAGTCCAATCGTCACCCCATGGGCAAAATCAAGGCGTTCGATGAGCTGGAAAGTTCGACGTTCCGCCGCCTGGATATAACCGTTGGGACGGTAATTGGTAAAAACTTTGTTGTGCGTGGGATGCGTTTGAAGACAAGCGAATGGGACCATTTAAGCCGAGAAGACGACCAAGAATTATGAAAAATGACCCGCTTCGGCGGGTTTTTTAATGTCCGAGGGCTGTGGTGGTCACCCAAAAAAAATTGGGCTAGAGGTAAAGTTGGGGTCTGAGAGGTAAAGTTGCGCGGGGGGTGGGTCTATGGAAAATTTCAAGTTTCACAATTTCCATTTTGCATTTTTTCCCATAAGGGTATGCCCAGACAAGATTACCTCTCAGACCCCAACTTTACCTCTCAAGAGCCAAAATCGATCAAAAAAATTCATTTTTGGACACTTTTTGCCTGTTTTTGCCCATTTCTAGAGGTATTCCTAGAGGTAAAGTTGAAAAAAAATATACCCAACTCTGCCCTACATCGAGCACTTCTGGTGTCCATGGGTCCAAAACCAGAAAAATTTGCACACATAGAGGCATAGTTTGCCCGCGATGGTCGGTTTTCCCTGTTTTTCCGTCGCAACTTTACCTCTAAGAATACCTCTAGAAACAGCCTTGGTGCCCTAAGTGGTTTGGAAAACTCGTTTTCGCCGGGGCTCTGCGCCCCCGCACACGTAAAAAGAGCCACAGAGGGACCCGACCACACTAGGCCCACCATTAAAAAGTATCCTGAGCCCCCGCCACACCCCCGCCCATGGATCAAACAAAGCAAGGGTTACACATAAAACAATGTGCGCTTAGTCTATTAGATAGCCCCACACCCCCACACCCCCACACCCCCACACCCCCACACCCCCACACCCCCACACCCCCACACCCCCACACCTGGACGCAAAAAAGCCCGCACAGTGGCGGGCCATGGGTAAGAGCGGATAACGCTTAGACTAAATAAGGCGCTGCAGAGTCAACCGCCTACAAATCGGGCACACGTAAAAAAGCCCGCACACTGGCGGGCCGGGTTTCCTGGGTTGCGGGGTTACCCCTCATTGATGACAATGGACGCGATAAGCATAGCCCCCGCCACACAAGCAACAGCCCCGCCCGTGTCCCCCTTGGTGTAAATCCATGCCCCGTATATCAAGCCCGCCAAAAGCAGAGCAAGGGCAAACAGTCTCCGAATGATCCATTGCAAGGGCTTCATTTTTTACCCCCGAATTCCTGGACAATCAAGCGTTCACCCACGGCGGGCAATTTCCCGATATAGCACGTTCCCGAATTGGAATAGATGCGGCAATACACGCGCCGCCATTTGCCATTAAATTTAATCATGTGACGTGTGGGGATGCGCGATCCGTAACCGGTAGCGGTAAACGTGAGCCCTTGCAAATGGTGGGCCATGGGTGCATCTTTAACTTGGACCGCCTGCGTCCAGCATGTATCAATTGCACCATTTGCGCGATGGTGCGAACCGTGAATAAAGAATTGTGTTTTTTCGGACATGATTAAACCCCCGCGTTAGTTAAGAGTGACTCTACCGAATGCAAATTTAAATAAAACCATCCCCGATAAAATTCAGGGTTCAATTTGTATTTGTAGGGCTCACATGCGGCGGTTAGTTTGTCGCCTAGTGTCTCCCCTGTATCTTCGGGATCAAGGTTTTCTAATTCCTTTCGATCCCAAAAGCCTACCCCGTGCCCTTGAATGGTCAACCATAAATCATGCCCAAAAGCGGCGGCGGGGCTTCCTGCGTCCTGGTGCGATCCGTAACCCTCAGAACCGCGCCCCATTGCCTCATCGAATAGCGCCCGATTGGTTTTAATGAAGGCTTTACAGATGCGGCGGGCGTTTCGCTCTGTTTTCAGTGTCGCCCGTGGGTTTGTCCCTTCAGGCTTATCGGCCCACAGTGCGGCGGTTATGAAGTGAGCGGTAACCGTGTTTATTTGAGCCTCTAACCCGCACGGTTTGCCCGCTATGTCATAACCGCGAGCATCAAAAAAGGCTTGATTAAATTCAGTCATAGAACCCCCGCAAATTCACCGGCCAATTGTTCGCGGGCTTCACGGATAGCCGAAACTAACCCCGCAACCTCTCCGCGTAAAGCTTTAAAACATGGGTTATGGCGCAGGGCTAAACATTCGCGCAATCGCTGCAGATTGGATTGTTCTTTGTCTTCAATGCGGCGGGCTTCGTTAAATTTAATATCATGCTCCCGCTGATCCTCTGCGAAGCTTTGCGCGTATCCATCCGCATAGCGTGCGCACTCATCCGCATCACTGAAGCAATCGGGCCACAATACACGCTCATCATTGTCGCCCCAATAGTAACCGGCTAAAAATACACCCTCGGCAAATCCGGGGCGGGCGGGCAATTCGACCACAATGCCCCGTGCCTTTCCGCTGCCGTCCCGATAGGTTTCCCCGTCTTCATTAGTAAACCATCCAGTGTGCCCGATATTGCGGTTTATCTCATCGCAAAAGGTTTCGGGCAATAGCTGTCCGAAGTAATAAAACACGGGGTCATTCCCATTTTTACCCGTATCGATGGTTGCACCGTTGCGGGCATGTTTGCGGATGGTCTGGATTGTGGTTTTCATGTTTATTGGCTCCAAGTGTCTAGCGTGCAAAAAGGCGTTCGCGTTTTGCCCGAATGCGCATAGGGCAGGGGGCATTTTTTCGGTAATCTTCGCGGTTAGCTTTAACCTCTTTTAGAGTAACTCCCGCACAGAGACATTCCCACCCGTGCCCATAGTCCCCCTGCAGTTCCCAATAATCCGAGGTCAACCGCTGCCCACGGGGCCACGTCACCACGATGGCGGGCGCATAACCATCGTGATTTACTAGGGAACTTTTAACGCTCTCTAGTTGCTCTTGTAACGTGTTTGTATTCGTTATCGAGTAGAAAACAGTATCAATCAACTTGCCATCAAGGTGAACATTAAAGGCGTGCATTTTTAGTAATCCTGCAAAGCTGTTGAGAGTTGCAATTGAATTGCATGGGGGATAACGCGGTTCAATTTATCGGCGTTTTTTTGGCACGCTGTATAAGTATCAAAAGCCTTGCGCGAGTCCGTGTCATATCCGAGGTCGTTACACCAAGACTCGAAAGACTGACCCACGGCAGACGCATCTAAAAGCAACGAATGCAAAACATTAGCAGCGCATGGCGCAACGGGTTTGCGCATTTCCTCAACCCGTGCCAAATATCGCTTACCCCACGAAGTAAGGCCTTTTTTATCGTTTTCGCTTAACCCTTGGAATTCGTAAGACGCGCGGATTTTTTGATCCTTTGTTGCGGGCGCACGGTGTCCAAAGCCTGTATAAAAATCGAATTCTTCGGGTTTGTTTGGGCTGCGTGCGTTCGTAAATTCGCAACACCATTGATCCATGGAATGTGTGCCCCCGAATGCGTTTTTTTTGACGCCACGGTTTACCGCGTTGTATGCAATTCCGGCATTCTTCAAAATTTCGGATACTGCGTTTTCAATTTCGATCGACATTTTTTAAATCCTTTGGAGTTAGTCTAAAAAAACCGGCTTACTTAAAAGCCTTTGCCCATGCACGGGCGGGGCCGTAACCGATAGCGCGCAAAGCGTTATAGAGTGCCAAGTTTTGAGCGGTAGAGTTTTTCATGGTGCGGGTTCTTTCGTTGCGTGTTGTTTCGTGATGGTTTGGATTCTCTCACACGTTTTTGCAGTGCGTGCAACTTTTTTTAGTTCTTTGCTAAAAATTGCTGTTTGCTATTAAAACTGTAGCAACAAACCGCGCACTGTAGCGGGCCAACGGCCACCCATGCAAATTTTTGCTATCAATTCTATAGCGCCTACACTGAATTTCAATTCTTTTTACGGGACGCGGGCCGCTACACACCTCTACCTCTTGTTACCAGGTGATCCAGCACCAGGTTGACCCCACCCACCAGGGCACGCCACCCCCTCATTTCAATAGCCCGTTTCCTTACTTCACCACTTTGGCCCGTTTCAAATTTTTTGAGAAAAACGTACCTCGGAAAAGTTGCAAACAAAGCAACCCGACCACAGCTTGCCAGGTCAACAATCTCAGACTAACTCTAGCCAGGTCAGAAATCCATTCAAACGTACCTTCGCTGCCAGGTCTACACAACAACCCGGTTCCTTACTTCAGCAACTCAGCCGGGTTCCGACCGCCGCTTACTTCAGCAACTCAGCCGGGTTCCGATTTTTGGATCAAAAAGAATTTCACAAAAAGATTACACCACTGAAAAATAGTGTGATACATT